GTTGATCCTGGCGACGGAGTGCCCACGGTGAATCTCGCCGTCCAGGATGAGGTGCTCGCCGCGGTCGACCTGGTCGGCCTGACCGGGGCCCGCAACCTGGTGTTCGGGTACCTCCACGAGGACGTCCCGCCCGAGCAGGCCGACTGGTACGCCCACGCGCAGTACCGAGGGTCACGTATCACCGTCGAGCACCACACGGGCCCGGCCGCCGCGCTGATAGCCCTGGCCCGTCGACTGCTGACCGGGGCACGCTGCCAGCGTTGCGGGGGACTGGTGCAGCTGAGCGCTGCCGGCGCCGTGTTCTACCGAGATGCTCGGATGGTTGACGGGTCATCGTTCCCGGAGCGGGATGCCCTCGCGAGGCAGTGCCAGTGGCGGCGGATAGGGAAGAAGTGGGTGCAGGGCTGCACCGCGGCAGACGTTGATGGCTAAGGGAGGCGACCGGCGGGACCCGGCAGACCGCGGGCATGCACCCGCACGGGGCACCGGGCGATCACCCCGCAAGGACACCAAGACTTGGTGTCGAGGCAAGGTCGGGGTCCCGCACCTGCCGCAGGTCGTCCTGCCATCTGGTTGGCGTGGTCACCGCGCGTGTTGCCCAAGGCCGACGTGGGCTACGACGGTGCGGGCCTTCGCTTCCCGTGGCGATTGGTGGTGCTCGCACCGGGTGGAGTGCAGCAGGTGCGGGAAGGTCTTGGCGGACAGGTACACCGGGCCGTGCCCGGACCGCCCGGTGGAGTGAGCGGTGACCTCGATCGTCGGGCTAGCCGGAGGTACGTCACTTGCCGAGCGCCTTGCGGACCGTCATCCGGTCCAGCCCCACGGTGCGAGCAGCCTCGGCCTCGGACATGCCCGTACTGACCAGACGAACCGCTGCCGCCTTCGCGGCGGACGTCGCAGCCGCGAGGGTCTGACGGGCGGCGACCAGGCCGTTGTACGCGTACCACCCGCTCTGCGCTTGGTACCCCCAGGTCATGGTCCCTGCCGTCTCATCGGTCCACCGCGCGGGGAGGGTGTCGACGTCGGCTCGCGCGAGTACCGCGGCCAAGTCCTCTTCCAGCATGCGGACGGCGTCGGGGTGGCGCCGGCGCGCCGTGGATGCCATCCGGGCGCTGTCCTTGGCGATCCAGGCAACCAGGTCGCGGGGCTTCGTGGAGTAGCGCTGCCACCGGTCGAAACTCCGGTCGCTGATCTCGCCATCTTGCGTGCACAGCCGATCCAGCTCCAGGACTACGGCCAGAGCACGGCCCACCAGGTACGGCTGATCGGAGCGGGTCTCGAGGAAGTCGGTCCCGAGCGTTCCGACGGGGAGGTCTGGGCGGGGGGACTTGGGTCCGTAGCGGCCGGTCATCGGGTCACCTCCGCGAACAGCGCGTCGGCGTCGAGCAGGGCGATCTGCTCGGCCGGGGTCATGCCGGGGGTGAATCGGGCCCTGCCGACGGCCGCGATCGCCATCGTGATCGCGTTGGTGACCGTGAAGTTCCCGCGGCGCTCGATCCACCATCCGGTGTCGGTGATCCCGAGTACCCGGGCGGCGAGTTCGGTCCAGACCGGGATCAGCACGCCCCGCGGGCTGCCCTCGAATTGGCGGATCGTCGCGGCGAGGGTGGCCGCGGTGTGGTCGCGGATGTCGCTGGCCCATGCGATCTGCTTGTCGGTGCCGACCAGGGCCGGCAGGTCGGCGGTCAGGTTCTCGACTGCTGTCATGTAGAGCACTCTACATGTGCCCTGTAGATCTGTCTACACCGGCCCGTCGAGTGACCCTCGGATTGATGACAAGATTAGTGCTGTCAGATATTGACGGCACAGTGCTCATGCTGTCTAATAAGAGATGTCAGCAAGACAGAGCCCAGGAGGACACCATGACCACCACGATCACCGACATCAAGGCCAGCCTCCCCCGCGGCTACCAGATCCGCCGCAGCGGCTGGGGCACCCTCTCGATCACGGCCCCGCACGGCGACCGCGTCACCCCGTGGTGCGACACCCCGGACCAGCTGATGGCCCATGTCCCCACCATCGAGCAGGCCCAGCCGGTCACCTACACATGGACCCCGCCGGCCGCATCCACCGCCAAGACCCCGAAGTGCGGGTGCGGGTGCGGCGCCAGCCTCGCCGGATGGTCCCAGGCCGGCGCAGCGCTCGGCCTGCGCACCAACATCCGCCGCGTCTACCGGGCCACGCACGGCACCTGCTACTCGTGCGGGTCCGGTCTCGACCAGTACGGCGCCGAGTGCGAGGTGTGCGTCTGATGCACGGCTACTACCTCGACAAGGCCCGCGCCGTCATGGCGCGGGCCGGGCTGGACCCCGACCTCGCAGGACCGCTGGCACAGTGGGCGCAGGACACCGCCGCAGCTCACGACGGGAAGGGCGCGCCCGGATCACGCAGGGGCGTCGTCGTCGCCGTCGATGGCACCATCGTGGCCCGCACCAGGTGCACGGGCAAAGCATCCACCTGGTACACCATCGACTGCCCAGCCGCATCCACTGAGGTAAACCGGCCGCTGTCGCTGACCTACATCGCCCGCGCTGTCGAGCAGGACGTCATCCACATCCGCGGATGGGAGGTCTGCACCGGCCAGGCCGAGCACAAGCGCGGCCGGGGTCGTCCCCGGACCACCGACACCCGCATCACCGTCGGCCTGACCGCCGACCTACTCGGCGACCTCGACGCCGAGGCCACCGCCAGGGACGTCGACCGGTCCGAGGTCATCCGACAGCGCCTCGACCGCCTTCGCTGGGACCGGCAGTCAGGAGCGGCCTCGTGACCACCGCGCAAGTCCCGCAGGCCGCGCGATGAGCGCCGAGCAGCTCGAGGCCCAGGCCGTGGCCCTGCGCGCCGTCAGGGCCGCCGCCGACGCCGCTACCGCCGCCGAGATCCAGCTCCGGGAAGCGGTCCGCGCGGCCCGCGCGACCGGGGCGACGGTCGACGCGATCGCCGAGGAGGCCCGGATCGGGCGGGCCACCCTGTACCGGTGGCTCAAGGGCAGCGACCCGGACGGTGCGCTGCCGCCGCGGGATCAGTGGGTCGACGTCATGCACGCGGCCTTGCGGGTCGCGCTTGAGCACGTAGTCGGCGACCACCCCTACGGCTGGCAGGGCCTCTCGACACGCGAGCCGGACCCGATCGCTCGGCGCCTGGCGTCCACGGTCAAGGCGATGTCGGGTCAGCCGGGACCGGGGTCCGCGGACTGGCACACCCTGGCCGCCGGGACCGAGGTCATGGGCGTGGTGCTCAACCGCCACCGCAGACACCGCTGACCAACGAAGGGGCCAAGACGGACGGAGGCTACTCGTTGCGCCGGGTGAGCGCGCGCACCCGCTCCTCTAGTGCAGTGATCCGCCGCTCGTGGTCCAGCCACCGTGGGCCGTGACGGTCACCGCCGGGTGCGTCGTCCGCGACAAAGTACCCGGCTCCTGGCACGGACCTGACCCACCCCTCGGACACCAGGACGTCGTAGGCCTTCCGCGACGACGACGACGACACACCATGCCGGCTGTTGAGTTGCGTCAGCGACGGCAGCTGCCCCCCGGCTTGGTGAGTGCCGGCCCTGATGTCGGCTATCAACGCGTCCGCGATCCGCCGGTACATCGGGGGCGTGGGCTCCACGAGCCCAAGTGTGCACCATGCGTGCACACCGGCGACCTGCATCGATGTCGGAACCTCACCGACAAGGTACATACTGTGCATGCACAGTAGTCGCCGTGACGGGGATGGAGGGCCGCCGATGCTGGCCGAGACCGACCGTGAAGATCTACGCCAGGCCGGGCAGCAAGCAGCACGCCAGGTCAGAGCACGCCAGAACCCCGACGACCACAGCATGGCGATCCTCGGCGGCGGCGGGTCGATACCGACCTGGCCGGCCCGCGAAGGCCCGTCCATGACAGGCGCGGCGGCCCGAGCAACCGGGTCACGACTGTCGATGGCGACGAAGGCCGCTCTGTACGAGCACCTCAAGCGGAAGAAGCGGACCTGGTTGCGGGTACTGCTGTTCGGACCCGGGAAGCCGGCAGGTGTCACCTCGCCGACCACGCGGGCCCGGGGTGGGATCACGCTGCTGGTCACCGACGGGTGGACACCCGCCAAGCGGACCGCTGCCGGGAAGAAGGCAATCCGTAGGCGTCGGCGCCGCGCGAACGGACGACTGGTATGACCCGCGTCGCCGTCACTGCCGCAGCCGTGGCCGCGGGGCTCGGCATGGGCTGCGTGGCGTTCGTCCTGGCCCCCCGGGTGCCGGGCATCCCCCGGGGTGCGGCAGTGGTCGTGGTCGTGGTCCTCGCCGTGACCCTGCTCATGACCGGTGCGCCGGCATCGCCGGCCGCCGCTGTCCTGACCTGGGCCGTGGCTGCCGCCTCTGACCTGACTGACCGCCTGACGATTCGTGCCCTGCTCGCGGCCATCGTCGCGGTCGTCGTGTGTGTGGCATGGCTGCCCGAGGACGAGCCCGGAGGCGACAGGTGAAGGCGACCGGCGGTGGCCTGGCCGTGTTCGTGGCAGCCGCGACTGCGGTGGCCTGGCTGATGGACCCGATCCGCATGGGGGTCTCGGCTGTCATGGTCATCGCGGCCGGTGTTTGGGCGTACCGGATGGTCGTCCGGGCGAAGGACCCACGGCCGCGCGGCGGGTGGTTCGTGCAGATCGGCCGGGCACCCGACCCCGCTGACCAAGTCCCAGCCCCCACGGTCCATCAGATCCCCGCTTCACCAGGGCGGGCCATCACCCGGGCCGGCCATGGCGTGACGACCTGGCGAAGCGAACCGTGACCGACCTGGCCCTGATCGTGCTCACCGCGCTGATCGTCCTCGGGATCGTGACCGGGGCGGCCTCAGCCTGCCCGAGATGTGGGGCGAACCCCCTGGCGTGGTCCCGGTGGACGCACACCGGGTCCCGGTGCCCGACCTGTAACCAACCGACTCACGGCCCCTGACCCACCTCTCGAGGAGCGGCACCAGTGACTGTCACAGCCAAAGCGGCACCGCCGCGCACCCTGGCCGGGCAACTCCGCCACGGCGCCCGAAACCTGATCAAGGCAAGCTCGGAGTTTAGACGCGCCGTGGACCTCCCGACGGACACCAAGGGCGACATGGTCGCCAGAGTGAAGCTGGACCGACAGGGATGGATCCGCACCCAGATCGGTCACGGCCTGGTCGCCGCGTGGGCTCTGGCCCTGGTGTCCGCGTGTGTGGTCAACGCCGACGGTCCAGCCGCAGTGGTCGTCGCAGCTGCCGCAGCCGCTGCCGCCGTCCTCATGCGGTGGGCAGCGAAGGCAGGCCCTGCAGCAGTGGCCGCGCTGTGGCCCGTCGTCGTCGCCGCCGTTACCTGGGCAGCGACCGCGGCCCTCGGCGGACTCCTGGTCACCATGTGCGTCGCGGTTGTCGCTGCACTGTGTGTGGTCGCGTTGCTCGCCACCCTCATCGTCTACGCCTGGGACGACGGGTCAGTCCTGGACAACCTCGGACTCAAGCCGCGTTCAGGAGCGATCACCGCTGACCTCGTGCAGCGCGCGGTCGCCGTCGGATGCGGCATCGACGTCATCAGACACCCCGAGCAGGCTGCCCTCGTGCAGCCGACGACACCGATCGTCAACGAGGGCGCCGTCGGGTGGGTCGCTCAGGCTCGCCTGCCGCACGGCAAGTCGGTGGAGATCGTTCGGCAGAACCACACCCGGGTTGCCGGCGTCCTCGAGGTCCCGGCCGAGGTGCTCGACATCTCTGAGGGCGACCACCCGAACCTCGTGGTGATCCGCCGCAGAGACCGGGGGTCACGTGAGATCCCCGCACAGCGCCCGCCGCTCGCGGACCACCCGCAGGTGACCTCGATCTGGGACGGGTGGCGGTTCGGCGTCGGCGAGCAGCTGCAGCCGGCACTGGTCTGCCTGATGGACGGCCCCCTGCTCATCGGCGGGCAGCGCGGTGCCGGCAAGACGGTCGCCGAGCTCGGCATCCTCGCGCACCTCGTCTGCGACCCGGACACCGACACCTACCTCGCGGACGGCAAGGAGGTCGACACCCTCGCCTACAGGGACGTCGTGGCCCGTTGGGTCGGCGCGGACATCACCGACCTCCTCATCATGCTCCGCGAGGCTGAGGCACGGATGATGGCCAACCAGGCAATGCTCAAGAGCCTGCCCGGGTTCCACCCCAAACTGACTCGTGACCTGTGCGCCCGGCACAGTATCCGGCCCATCGCAGTAGTGATCGACGAACTGGCCTTCTACACCGCGAACCAGCGGTGGGACCGCAAGCCTCGGGCCGAGGTGCTGGACATCCTGTGCCGGCTCGCCGAGTACGGCCGGGCGTTCGGGGTCACCCTCGTGATCTGCACACAGACCCCGACCGCCGCGGTATTACCCGAGCGGCTTGCCGCGCAGATGGCGATGCGACTGGCGCTGCGTACGGCGAACGCCGAGGTGGGCAACCTGATCCTGGGGGGCGACTCGGCCAAGCAGGGCCACCGAACCGACCGGATGCTCGGGGGTCCCGGCGCGGGCATCCTGCGTGACCTGGAGAGGTTCACCCGGGTCCAGTGCGACAAGTTCAACCCCTTGCTCGACACGGAGCGGATCGTGGTGTTCGCGACCGCGCTTCGCGAGACGCTGCGGGTCCAGCCGGGCCAGGTCGCCGAGGACCGCACCATGGCCCAGCGGGACGCTACTGCGCGCGCCGAGGCGCTGGCCCCGCCGCTGCTCACCTTGGCCCTGACCAAGGCACGGGAGGTCGGTAAGGGTGTGCCGTCTGGTGCTCTTCTCGCCGCGGTGACCGCACAGCCCGAGGTGCTTCCGCAGGGCGTGCAGTTGCCCACCGATGAGCAGGGACTGGCTGACCTGATGCGAGGGTTCGGGGTCCGCCCGGTCAAGTTCCGGGTCGGGCCAGACACTCCCCGGGGGTACACCCTGGCCGCGTTGCTGACTGCTGCGACAGGTAGCAGCCCCGGAACACCCCCCGGAACAGGGGCCGGAACACCCCCCGGAACAGGGGTGGAACAGGGGCTGGCACAGGTGGTTCCGCTCCGACCCCGCCGCGACGGTGTTCCGGCCCCCGTTCCGGCCTCTGTGCCGGCCTCTGTGCCGGCCCGTGTTCCGGCCGCCACCAGCAACGACCACGGAGCCGAGGAATGCTGACCGAACGACTCACCCGGTGGCTGCCACGGATCACGATGGCGGCCGCGCTGGTCGTCAGCGCCCGGTTCGAGTACTCCGCCGGGGTTGCCCTGAACCTGGGGTGGGCCGCTGCAGCTGTCCCGGTGATGGTCGACGCCTACGCGATCGGGTCGGTCCTGACCGGTCGAGACATCCGCGGCGCCCTCGCCGTCCTGTGGGTGTCCGTGACAGCCGGCGCTGTCCACCTCGCCACGCAGGCCCCCGACGCCCGTCCGAGCGAACCGCAGTGGCTGGCCGCGCACGCAGTCCTCGCGGGGGTCGTCGCCGGCCTGGTCGTCACCATCGTCTACCGGGTCGAGCGGGCGGCGCGCCTGGCGATGCTCGAGGCGGCCCGGGCCCGGGACGTGGCCGCGGCAGCTGCCGCCCGTGAGCGGGCCGCCGCTGCCGCGGCCGCTGAGGCGGCCGCCGAGCGTGCCCGGGCACAGGCCGAAGCAGACCGGGAGGTCACGGCCCGCGCAGCCCGTGAGCAGGCGTGGCGGGACGCGGAGGAGGCCCGCGCCCAACGCGATCACGAGGCCGAGCTCGCGCGGATCGCCGCCGACCGGGACACCCGGATCGCGGCGACCCGGGACACCCCGTCCCGTCCCCGCAAGGCGACCGGGACGACCCGACGCCGGGACACCGCCCGTCCCACGGCTGGGACGAGGTACCCGGACGTTGCCGGGATGGCCCCCGCGGACCGTGTCGAATGGCTGCGCACCCACCTGGCCCACCACCCCGACTGGTCGGTCCGGGAGTGGGCCGAAGCGACCGGGGTGTCCCGGTCCCGGGTCGGTGAGGACCTCAAGGCCGCGCGCCGCCCGCACGTCGTCAACGGCTGATGTACCGGGACGGGCACGCCGTCACCGGCGCCCTGACCGGGGCATGCATCGCGTGGGCACTGACCCTCGACCCGGGACAGGGCCTGACCGCGATCGCGGCGTCTGCGGCCGGCGCGACCGGGATCACCTCACCCGACGTCGACCAGTGGCTCAAGGGGCGGGGGGTGTGGGCGCACCGACGGGGGACGCACTACTGGCGGTGGCTGGCCCGGGCCGCGGCCGCCGGGATGGTGGTCGTCCTCGCCGTGGGGTGGCTGCTCGGGGTTTCCCTGTGGTGGGTGTGGCTCGCGTACACCGCCGGTTGGTTCACGCACCTTGCGGGGGACTGGGCGTTCGGCCGACGGGTCCATGGCACGGACGGCCCCGGCATCCCGATCAGGAGCCCCAACCGTGGGTATCACGGCCTCGGCTGGTTCCGGTCCGGTGGCTGGACAGAGCGGGTCGCGACGTGGCTGGTGTTCGCGCCGGCTCTCGCGGCAGCGGTCCTGTCCTGGCTGGGGGTGCCGTGGGCGGCCGCAGTGTGGGCCGGCCTGGACGCCGTCCGTGTCGACCTGGGGGTGCCGTGGCCGGTGATCGCTGCCATGGTGGTCGGCGCTCTCCTCGCCGCGTGGACCATGGTCACGACTGGGCTCCTGCCGGGCCGGCCTGGTGGTCCTGCCACTGCATCCGGTCGAGGTCGACGCCGTGCTCGCTGGCCCATGCGAACAGGTCCAGCTCGGAGAGGTCGCCGCAGGTGATGGCGACGACCTCGCTAGTGTGGGTGCCGGCCTCGGTCCACCACACGTCGTCGCCGTCCATGTCGGCGCACCGCAGCCGGGACGGGGTCCGTGCCTGACGGATGATGACACAGGTGGTGTCCCACCCGGTGACTGCCATGGCGACGGTGTAGGTCTCCCACTCGCAGAGTGCGTCTAGGTGGTTCGGGTCGGTGGCGATGTGAACGGACATGGCTCGCCCCTCGGGGGCTGGGTCTCTCGGCCTGGTGCCGGGGGACTGATCGGGGCCCGCAATTCTCGTCCCCGGACCCGGGACGATTCAGTTGTGTTGGGGGGTGAGGGCCTGTCCCTCGCCCAGCGGCACGGCACTACTATAGTGCAAGCGCCTTCACTATGACAAGCGGATGCGCCATGCTGGGATCGCGCCCGACCGGGCGACGTTCCAGGGCGACGGGTGGGGGCACCCTGACGGGGGGTACGACTCGACGTCAGGTCGCCGCGGTGGGCAGGGCCTCAGCCGGGGTGCCGGAGTCAAGGTCGGTCAAGTCGTCCATGGGGTCTTCTCCTCTGGTCACGGGCAGGTCAGGGGGTGGGGGGCATCACACGGTCGTTCCAGGCGGCGTCCCAGCCGCCGGGGACGTACCGGTCCGCGGCCTGCCCGGGGGACAGGTCCTCGCCGTCGATGACGAACCCGGGCCCGTTCGGGCTGGGAGTGAACGGGATGCCCTGGTGAGTGAGCCAGGCGCTGATGATCGTGTTGACGTTCACCCTGGTGTGCTGCGTGGTCGCGGTGTAGGCCATGCGAGTGACCCTAGTGCAAGCAAATGAACTATGACAAGCACTTGTCTTAGCGCAATGCGCTGCACTACGATCGACCCATGACAACGACGCAGACCCCCGCAGCCATCGACGCCGCCCTCGCAGCGATCTACACCCGCGCATACCAGGTGCAGGACCGGGCCGCGAAGGTCACCGGGTGGCTCACCAGCGTCAAGGACCACGCAGGCAGCCGGTACGACACCGCGCACGCCGAGGCACAGATCGCCCGGTACGAGGCCCAGCTCAACGACCTGGCCGCGCAGGAGGCCGCGATCTTCGCCGAGACCCTGCCCTACGAGAACGAGTACAACGACCGCCGCTGGACCCGGTTCTTCCTCGTCCAGGACGGCCACGTCCACTCATCGATGCGTTGCCAGACCTGCAACCGCGGTGGCCGCGCAACCCGCTTCGGGTGGCTGCCCGAGTGGTCCGGCAAGACCGAGGCCGAGGTCATCGCCGACCTCGAGGCGCAGGGCACCGGCCGCTCGGTCATGCTGTGCTCGGTCTGCTTCCCCCACGCCCCGGTCACCCTGCACGACAAGCCGGTCGACGACACCGTGTGCCCAGGGTCCGGCGCAGGCGTCGACAACGACACCCGCCGCCACTTCGGGCGCAGCGGCACCTGCCGCACCTGCCGCCAGCCGGTGTCCGTCACCTCGACCGGCCGGGCCCGCAAGCACAAGGCCTGACCCCACTACCCCCCCACCCCACGGGGTGGGGGGCGGAGAGGAACCGCTACGTGACCGACCCACTGAAGCCGCGGCCCCGGCCGTGCGCGTCGTGCCCGTACCGGGTCGACGTGCCGTCAGGGATCTGGCACCCCGACGAGTACGCCAAGCTCGTCGGGTACGACGCCGACACCTGGGCCCAGCCCCTAAACGTGTTCATGTGCCACCAGGGCGACGATCAGGTCTGCTCGGGCTGGCTCGGGCACCGCGACCCGAGTGACCTGCTCGCCGTCCGGCTCGGCCTCGCAAGCGGTCACCTCGACGCTGCCTGCGTCGACTACTCGACGACAGTGCCGCTGTGGCCGAGCGGTGCTGCAGCTGCCCGGCACGGCTGCCGGGACGTCCCAGCCCCGTCCCCGGAAGCAGTCCAGGCCATCGAGAAGATCACGACCGTGCGGGCCAGCCGCGGGAACCCCGTCACCTGAGAGCAGCCCGTCCACGGGACGGCGGGGCGGTGATCCGCACCGGCGACCTGTCCTGGATCCCAGCCTGCTGACTGAGTCGTGCGAGCAGTGCCTCACCGGTGACTCGTTCCCGCCACGTCGGTTCCACGCCCGCCCACGCTGCGATCTCCCCGAGGTTCTCATCGAGCACCCGCGACAGGGTCCGGCGCACCCACTCGCTGTGCGGTCGGTACCCGACCCGCAGCACCCGACCCTCGAGCTCCCACTGCCCGTCAGGGACGTCGAGGGCGGCCTGCGGGCGCGCGCCGGCAAGGACCAGCACCGTCGCCTGCGCGGACACCTGCGAGGGGTGCAGGTCCCGCGAGGAGGAGATCACGACGCAGTCGCCACCTTCCCGTCGCGACGGGCCTCGACTGCTGCCTGCGGGATGACCGTGGTCCTGTCGCCGACCTTCACGTGAGGCAGGGCCCCAGACCCGAGCAACTCTCGGATGTACTGCGTGGAGCAGCCGAGGATCGCCGCGGCCCCGGCGACGTCGACCAGGGCAGGGATGTCCCCGGGGGTGCCGGCGCGACGCTCGGCCTCAGCGGTGGTCATGACCTGGATCGAGACGATCGGGTGCCCGGCGACCGCCGCGGCGGCGTGCCCGATCACGACGGCCTGCGCGAGGTCGACCGCTGGCACGGTGAACTCCGCGGTGAGCCGTCCGCGGGGGGAGGGGTGCGCGGAGGCGTGCACTGCGGCGAGGGCCTCGACGAGGCGGTCGCCGTCGTCGGGCTGGGCGCGGCGGTCGAACTCGGCGAGGACGGTGTACTCGGTGGTGGTGGTTGCCCTTCGGGCCGCCATGTGGGGCTCCTCGTGTGATCGAATCGCTTGTCTGGTGGGGGCCCGGCCCGGGGCAGTGTGGGTGTCCCGGGCCGGGCTGGTCGGTCACCGCCCGGGCGGCCACCGGAACCCGCGGCGCTTGAGAGGTCGCAGGGCGTTCAGGTTGGATCGCCAGTCGCTGGCGGTCCCGGAGAACGTTGTGATCCACTCGCCGTCGCGGGTGTAGACCTGCGGGTGTCCCTTCTTGCTGATCACGACCGCGTAGCCGGCGGCCTCGATCGCTTCGAGGATCTTCCGAAGGTCTTTGTCCACTATGCCTCACCTCCTTGGCTGGTCACAAGTGCAACCGTACCGAGGAACTTGACTTAAGACAAGTAAGTGGGTGAGGATCTACTCATGACGAACACCACCACCCCCGCCACCGACGCCGACCTCATCGCAGGTATCGAGGCCGCCATCGCCCAGGGCACCATGGTTCGCCTCGAGGACTACCTCGCCGCCCAGGCCGCGTCGTGACCACCACCACCTACCGGCCGGTCGACAGGACCGAGGTGCCCGTTGGGCAGCGCCAGGCGGTTGCCGAAGCGGTCGCAGCGGACCTGGTCCGCCACGGCGACGCAGTCCACGCGATCGCCACCTACCGCACCGAGCACGGCGGCTGGTGCGTCAAGGTCGTCACCATGAACGCGCCGTGAGCGCGGCTGACCAACCCCCCGTAACCCCGATCCACCGATGGGAGCTACAGCCCATGTTCGAGCACCGTGCGATCGTGCCGCCCGGCGCGGGAGACCCACCGTTCTGCACCTGCGGCGTAGTCGGCGGCAACGGCATCACGCGACCCCTGCTGGCCGACCACCTGCGCGTCGTCGCGCCACCCACCCTCGAGGCCACGGACCTGCCCAGGCTCGCCGCCCTCGCCGAGGTCGCCTGGAACGTAGTCCGTGCGGCCGAGCACGTTGCCACCGCTGTCAGTCTGCTCGTTCTGGTCGCCGCCGCCGAGCGTCTCGGGGCCTCCACGATCGAGCTGCAGTACGCCGACCAGGGCGAGGACAGCTACTGGCTGGAGGCCTTCGACGGGCAGCCCCTCGCAGGCGACCACCCCCACAGTGACCCACTCCAGCGGGCCGCCGGCTGTCTCTACTCCTACAACCTCGAACCGTTGTGCAAGGTCGACGGGATCGGGCAGGTCAGCAGGGGAGGGGACGTCGTGCTGCAGGTCGCAGACACCCGTCGCTGGGCCGAGGCGCAGCTCGCACCGAAGCCGTCGGCGGGTGCGTGATGGCCACCTACTCCTGCCACTGCGGTAAGGGCGCGGACGTGTACCTGCGCGAGTACTCCGACCAGGGGCAGCCGGTCCCCTTCGGGAAGTCCTGGGCGGTGTGCGTCCAGCACGTCGGGCAGGTCATGCCGCAGTTCGTCGGGATGACCGTCCGCGTCACCCCCGTCAACCGCACCTGGGCCGAGCACGTCGCCCGCCGCAAGGCCGAGAACGCCGCCGCCAGCACCCGAGACGCCACCTAAAATCGTCCACACCACCCCGGCCGAACGAAGGGAATCGACCCCCACCGATGCCTCCCGACCTGCAACTCGACACCGCCCAGCAGGCACACCTGCTCGGCGTCACCCTCGACACCCTCCGCGCGTACCGATGGCGGTTCGGGCCCGGACACAAACACCCCTACCCCGACCGAGACGAGCACGGCCGCGTCTCCCGCACCGCCCTGCTGACCTGGCAGACGCAACGCTCGACCAGCATGGGCAGACCCAGACTCACCCCACCCGGCCTCACAACCCAACAGTGGCGGGACCTGCAGTTGGTCGCCGCCGGCCAACCAGGCCACCCCAACGTCATCACCCGCCTCGAACACCTCGGCCTGATCCGCACCACCCCGCGAGGCGCCACCCCGACCACAGCCGGGCAAGCCATCCTGGACCGGTGGACCAACCCATGACGACCGCCGTACTCAAGGTCATCAGCTTCGTCGACGCCACCCTCACCGAGACGGACACGTCGTGCTTCACGTGGTGCCCGGGCTGCGAGCAGACACACCCGTTCAGGATCAGGTCGGCCACGGGGCAGCCGACCTGGGACTGGGACGGCAACCAAGAAACACCGACGTTCTCCCCGTCCCTGCTCTGCCACCGATCAGTGCACCTCTGCCCGGACGAACACCTCGCGCCGTGCCCGGGTATCGACTGCGGCCACGTCGGGCACCGTCGCCTCTACGACGGCACCCTGGCCGTCGCCGGCCCCCACACCGCTAACCCCGCATGGGGCGACTGCCACTCGTTCCTCCGCGCCGGCCGCTGGGAGTTCCTCGGCGACTCCGCGCACCACCTCGCGGGGCAGACCGTCCCGATGGTCCAACTCCCAGCCTGGCTGGTCGACGGCCCATGAGGGAAACTCCCCGCATCCCCTCATGAATACCGCCACCCCGTGACCGCGCCCACGAATGACGAACCGCCGCTGTGCAACCGCTGCGGGAAAGTCCACCCCCGGTGCGGCGCCCACCGCAAAGGGACCCTCGAACCGTGCATGAGGATCCCGAGGACCGGCGCGAAGACCTGCCCGGTGCACGGGTCAGCGACGGTCGCCGCGAGGGGTGCAGCTGACCGCAGGGCCGAACGGCGACGATTGGAGGCGAGGGCAGTGGACGAGGTCCGCAAGCTGGGGTTGCCGGCGACGGGGGACCCGGGGGAGATCCTGCTCGGGGAGGTGCGCCGCACGGCGGGGCTGGTGGCGTGGCTGCAGGCCGAAATCGAACGTCTGCCGGGTGGGTCCGCTGAGCTCGTGCGGGGCACGAGGTACATCCGGCGGAAGGAAACCCCCGACGGGGTGGAGACGACGTCTGAGGTGTCGTCGCAGCTGTCGACGCTGGTGGAGTGGTGGCGGGAGGAACGGGCGCACCTGGTCCGGGCGTGTGCGGCAGCGATCGCGGGTGGTGTCGCGGAGCGGGTCGCTCGGGCTGCTGAGGCTGAGGCGGAGACGATGGGGTCGTTGGTGGCTGCCGCGTTGGACGCGGCGGGGGTGACGGGGGACGCGCGGGTCCGTGCGGTGCAGGTTGCTCGGGGCCGGTTCCTGTCCCTGGTCCAGGGGGGTTAACTGGCCGGCGGGTCGGTGAGGAACCGGTAGGCGCGTTCAATCTGGGCACGGGCTTCGTCGGTGGTGGCGACCCGCGACGCGCGTAGTCGTGCCGATTGCAGCATGGAGGAATCAAGGAGGTCCCCGGCGTGCAACCCGGCCAGGTCGGCGAGGAACTGCCGGGCACGACTTCGAGCGACCCGGTAGTCATCTGGCTCGTGGCCGGTCAATGCTCGCCGCCCACATGAACCGTCCACGTGAGCAGGTGGCCGGCATCGTCAGGGTGTGCGTCGACCGTCAGCACGACCTACTCACCGGGCCCTCCTCCGCGATGTACGCCCTGACCTGGTCGGCCGGGACGTGCATGTAGACGACGCACGGTTGGCCCTGCTCGTCCCAACCACCGAACGGCGCGACGGACCACCCCGCCGGCTGGGGCTGCCCCTCGGGGACCGCGACCTCCCACGTGTCCGGCCACGTCCCGTACACCAGGTCCACAGGGGCCGGGACGGGGTTCAGGGGCCGGGACAGCGCCGAGATCCTGCCGCCCCGACGCACCGGCACCCAATCGTGGGTCACGCCGGGCGGGGTGCCCCCCGGCCGGGCGACGAGATACTCAAACGACGCCACGCGGGGCCTCCTCCTCGTCCTGGTCGTTGTCCGTCTCGGGCACGTCGTCGAACGTATACGTGCCCACGTCGTCGGCCTTGGACATCCCCACCGACGCGATCGCTTCCAGGAGCAGCCACCACGGGGCACCCTCGATCGCAGCTGCAGCGGCAGCGAGTTCGCTCTGCAGGCCAGACCGAACGAGGCGGCGAGGAACTGCCGGGCCCGGGCCCAGGGCAGCCCGGTCACCGTCGGGCTGGTCGTCGGGCCCGCAGTGCCGGCAGGGTAGGTGGCGCCCGCACCTGCACACCAGACACCTCCTCTTCCTCGACCTCGGGTCCTGCACCGACGCAGTCTTTCGCCTGGCCGGTGTCCCAGGCCAGGAAACGACGCTCATGCCTTGCCGGTCCAGGTCACGTCCTGTGTCCCGCAGCCAGACGGCGCCCACGCGTCCCAGCACACCATGCGGGCCGGGCGGCCCTGCTCGACCCACCGCGTGTGGGGACGGCCGTGCCCGCAGGCGAGGCCGACGTACCCTGCGGGCCGCTCGGCCATACACAGCACGCACAGGGTGCACGGCACACACAGGGTGCTCCGCAGTCCGCCGTGCTTCCCGACGTGCCCGAACGGGTTGACCAAGTCCAACGGCCTGGCCTCGACGATCTCGACGGTCACCCGGACCACCGACCCCGTCCCCAACCCCGCGATCGCCTCGTAGGTCGGGTCATCGCCGTGCAGGATCGGCGACCCGTAGTGCCCGGCCCCGGACGACATGTGCCGGCCGACGACACGGACCTCCCCGGGGGTCGACAGGACAGCGACGGTGCGAGCGACGGTGCGAGCCCACAAGGCGTCACCGGCGGCGCGTTCCGCGTCGGTCGACCACGGGATCGAGCTGCGGCGCAGCAGGGCCAGGGGCCGGTCCGTCTCGTCGGCCGGGTCGCCGTGCCACACCACGTCCTCCCCGGTGTCGGGGTCCTCCGCGACGTAGTACGCCAGCGGGTCGGTCACGCCCGTCTCGTTGTGCTGGCTCTGGTCGGTCACGCCTGCCCCCTGGTCCAGCGGAGCCCGCACGCGGCAGCGACCCGCGCACACTCCTCGGTGTACGCCTCGGGGGTCCAGTCGAACGGCTCGCCGTTGGCGTCGGTCATCGCGATGAGGTCGTCGCCGTCGAGGAGGACCAGGCGGAAGTCGTCGCTGCCGCCGCTCCTGCTGACGCCGTCCCGGATGGCGCCGCCCTGAAGGCTGGTCCTGTAGCCGAGCGTGTAGACCGTCTCGGGCTGGGCCGCCGTCCCGACGACTCGCAACGTCAGCGACGCCCAGTCGTGGCTGTTGCAGGTGAAGTCGGGCACCCACGCCTTCGCCTTCACGGCGAGAGATTCCCGGACCTGCGGAGCCGTCTTTGGCAGACCCGTGTCCGGGTCCTTGTTGAACGGGGACGTCGTCTCCGTCAGCGTCTCGGCCCGCTTGCGGCGCTTCCCGCAACGGCACTTCCCGGACGCTTCGACGCGCCGGGTGTACTCCTGGTACCGGACGTGCTGCGTGCCGTCCGCGGTGGTTCGGATGCTGGCTGCGCCGTAGGTCAGATCCATCATGATCCCTCACTCACGAGTCGGTAACCGGTTGATGTGGGCCAGAACCGGTCAAGGCGGATCCGGGTCCGCCGACCGGGCTCGGCGACCTGCGCCGCGTCGTGGCCGCGGGCGGCCCGGCCCCGCTGCCCGAGGAGTTCGACGGTCGCGTGGGTGTCGTCCACCCCGACCACCAGGACCCGGCGACCCGCCGACCGGTGATCGTTGTCGGCCCACACCTGCCCGACCGTGACGTGCCGGCCAGACGGCTCGGCGACATTGGCCTCGCGCAGGTCGTGGAGCTCGACGTCGTTCACGTGCACCGTCAGTCCGGACGGGCAGTCGCCGTCAAGTTCGACGTTCCAGCCCGGGTGGACCAGCGACTCGTGCACCGTCACCCGAAGCGGCCCCAGGTCGGCTATGTAGATCGGCCGGCCCGCATCGTCGTGCTCGACGCGAACGGGTGGTGTCGTAGCCGTCCGTGCGGCCACTGCCGGCGGCTTGGCTTTGCGGGTCCGTCGGGGACGCCCGTGCAGGTGCCCGTCGATGCACGCCGCGGTGGTCGAGGTGTCTTCATAGGCCTCGCCTGGGGCCCTGCCGCCGTGGGTGAGGCACACCATCACCCTGCCGGTGACACCGGGCCAGGACGGCCGCCACCCGTCGACAGTGTCCTCGTACCTGCACCCGGTCGGCGGTACGTGCTGCCCGCCGCTGCACTGGCAACCGAGGATCTGTCTTGGGTTCTCATCCCAGCACGGGCACTCGCTCGGACACCCGCAGGTGATGGTCCGCGTCACCGGAGCTCACCTCCGGCCTGCTGGCCGCTGGCCGCGGTCACACCATCCACGAGGCCAGTCGAAGCGGACCCCATGAACGTCGGCGCCCAGCCCGGCCCGTTGACGAATCCTGCGGCCTGCTCACGGGTCCACGGGCCCATCGCACCCCACTTCGCGGCCGGGGTCGTCATCCACATGATCAGGCCGTCGGGGGTCGCGAACACGGGCGAGATCGGGGAACCCTCCGACACGGTCTCCCACAGCTGCCAGCCGTCACCGGCCGGTGGCTCGGTCGCCTCCCATGCGTCAGCGGCGGCTCGTTGCCCCGGGTACTTCTCGACCGTCCCGTGCCCCTCGCAGGTCGGGCAGATACCCCAGCCCTCCTCGAGGCCGAGCAGTTCCTCGAGTCGCTCCCGCATGCACCAGGCCACCGTCGACGAGCCGATGTCGTCGGTGACGCGGTCCACAGGTTCACCGGACAGGGCCGCGACGAACTCGGCCATGTCCCGTCCGGGCCTCGGGATCGGGTACGTCACCCACGCGCCGTCCCGTGCCAGCGGCTCGCCCCGGTCGTCGTACGGGGCCATCGGGTCCTGAGCGAGCCACGGGTGCAGGTCACGGCCCAGTGCCTGCCGTGTGACGTCGCTGGCGAGCATCGACAGGCGGTGGAGCGTCACCTGCAGCCACATCGCTGCCCACGTGTACCCGGTGGAGCAGTCCGGGCACTGAGTGCCCTGCAGCTCCTCAGGGGTGAGGTAGCCGTGCCAGGTCTGGCCGGCCGGCCAGTCGAAGTCGACCGGGACCCTCCTCACTTCGCGGCCCATCAGCGGGTTCCCCCTTCGGGGTCCTGGCCTGCCGGGCGGTGGTCCTGGACCTCGGCCCACGGCGAGTTCAGCGGCCACGGCATGTACCGGGACTGCGCGGCGACGGTCTTCGCGTTCGCGCGGGCCACCACACACCACGACCCGCGGATCTTGACGAGGTCGCCCTTCTTCACCGTGTCCCGGGAGTAGTTCGTCGCGACACCGTCGGCGATCTGCTGGGCGCGGACGGCCTTCCAGTAGGCGATGTCGGTCTCCAGTTGCGCGATCTGCTCGCGACACTGCTGCTCGTACCCGCCGCCCGGCTGGGCCTTGGCGAGGGACCGCTGCCACCTGCGCAGGTCGGCCTCGAACTTCGCGATCCGGTTCGCGACGGTCACGGGGTTGTGCCGGGCACCGGTCGATGCGGCCGCGACGTCGGAGCGGCGGGCGAGTTCGTCGGCGTACTCGCCTTCGTCGATGCCGCGGCGGATCGCGTTGTGGGCCTTGTCGAGGGCGTTGCGTGCGGACTTCTCGGAGTAGTGGCCGACGAGGATCGGCTGCCCACCCGCGAACCGTTCGGTAAGCCGGTCTGCGCGGGCGTGCGCGGCGTCGGAGGCGGCCTGGTGGCGGGCGGACCGTTCGGCGAGGCGGTCCGCACGGGTGTCGGCCCGGTCGGCGCGTTCGGCTTCGGCTTCGGCGGGGTCACGGGGGGTGGCGTCGATGGTGACCTCGACGGTGAAGCCGGCGGCGCGCAGGGCCTGCGCGACCTGGTCGATGCGGTACCGCTGGGGGGCCCTGTCCCGGCTGTGGGGGAGGTACCAGGAGGCGATGGAGTGGCCCCACCGCCAGTGGTGGGTCTTGAGGATGGGGGCTGTCCCGTCGCCGCGGCTGGTGCCGTCGATGAGGGTGCCCTCTGCTGCGGTGTGTGTGATGGTCAACACAAGGTTGTTGCTCCGTCCGGTCAGAGGGTCAAGGTCAGGGGACGACTCCCGGGGTGGGGGAGGGGTCCCACCCCGGGGGTCGTGCCGTGGGGGCCTTCTCGCCGCTGCGGAGTTGGGGTTCGAACCATCTCCGGTCAGAGGGTGCTTCGGCCCGGTTCAGGTGGGCCCGGGGCCCCCCTGTCATGGGGACGACTATATCCGCGAGTCTGAGTCGGTGTCTAGTCTGGCGCGACGTCCCATCTAACCGATATAGTCATCCTCATGACGGTCACCCAGACGTGGACCCCGGCCCAGCCCCCCGCCGACACCACCACCTGCACCGTCTGCCCGGTCGAACACGAGACCACCGAGGGCACCCCCGTGGACTGCGACCCGGACGCCACCGCATGCCCCCCCGCACACGACGACCACATGCGCTGGTGCACCTCCCCCCGCTGCCTCAACGGCTACCACGACGACTGAAAGGCCCGGCCATGCGCACCTACGCCGACAGGGACTACCGCGATGACCTCGCCGCCGAGGCCGTCGATGCCCTCGACCCCTACGCCTGGACCGACACGCCGTCCGCCGACGACCGCGCCGACGACCCCCCACTCACCAACACCACGGGCCTCTGCGGCTGCGACGTCTGGGGCTCTGCGTCCTGCACCGAACACTCCGCACTCCCCCCCATCGACAACCCGTTCTAGGCCTCCGAAGGGAGCCCCACCCCATGACCACCCCCGCCCGCCTCGTGGGCTACTTCCTGCTCCCCGAGGACAACCGCACCCCACCGGTCGTCACCCAGACCTTCATGACGGGCCGGGGATGGCAGCCGGTCACGCCCCCACGCCACGCCACGCACGCCTACCTGCGTCAACTCGGGAGGTGCCACGTCCTGTCGGTCGCTGTCTCGCACGGCGGCAGGGTCGCGGACTTCACGACCCGCGAGCTGGTAGCAGGTGCCCGGCGATGACTGCCGCTCGTCCCGGCCGGGTCACGTTGCTGCTGCGCCCCGGGTCCTACTTCGTGACCGGGGTGCGCGCCGGTCTCCTGTGCCGGCAAACCGACGACCCGACGAAGCCAGCGTTTGTGGCCTCCGCCAACCGCAACCGTGAGGCGTACCTGCTCGCCGTCACCGGCGCCGCCGCACTGGCCGCGCTCCCCGCGATCGACGAACTCCTCGACCGGGTCGCGACCGGAGACCCAACCGCGATCGCGCAGGCCAGGACCGTCCTCGCCGGCATCACCGCAGCCCACGCCGTGACGGGGTCCAACGCATGACATCCCTACCCAGGCCGATCCCGATGCACAGGTTCGGAGTCGACCACTGGTCGACGTTCGCCTACGCCGAGGAACAGATCGTCAACCACCGCGGGATCATGTTGGCCGAGCACATGCGCACCGACCGGTTGCGACACCCGGTTGCTGACGCTGGGAAGGTCATCCCGTCGTCATTCGGGTACCCGACTCGCCTACGGGCCCAGCCCCTCCTCGGCCAGATCACGGACCCACTCACCGTCGTCGAGATCCCCAACCACGACGACTGGGACTGCCTTGACGACCTGCGCGCCGCCGGACTCCTCGACGCCTCAGCGCCACAGGTCGACGACGACGGCTGGTACCTCGACGTGAACGGTCGCAGGATCACCGCTCACGGCGACGGGCTGCGCCCGGAGTCTCTGACCGGCCTCGGCCAGCAGCACCTCGCGTTGCACTACCGATGGTCGCTGACCGGTGCGGGGCAGGCTGTCGCGCTGGCTCTGCGCGCCCACAAGGCCGCGGGCGGCTCGTATGCCTCGTTCACCCCGCCAGCAGCGGCCCAGGACCACGCCGCGCTGACTGGCCGGCTTCTCTACGACGCCAACCGGGCCGGCGTACGGGCCGTCGTCGCCCGGCTGGGCAGGGAGCACATCGCCCAGTCGGTTGTGAACGTGTTGCGGAACTGCGCCGTCCGGTGCATGGCCGACTCGGACCGCCTCGCTTTCCTCGACGGCATCCTCGACGGCCTCGACGACATCGACGCCGCTTCGGCCGCCGCCCGAAACACCTTCACGCCCACCAGCCCACCCCGAGAGGACAACCCGTGACGACCACCACGACCCGGCGCGGCACCCGCACCCCAGGAACCCCTGAGCGGACGCAGTACGACAACGCCCGGGGGGCGACCGAAACCATATACCTCGTCGCGTTGCTGAGCATGCCCGCCCGCGACCCCCGTCAGGCCTTGGCCATGGTGATCGTGGAAGGGGTGGAGACCCTGGACACGGAACCCGTCCGGGGCCTTCCCGACTCGGAGCGACTCGCAGCCCTCGACGGGTTCCTCGACGCCCTCGCCGCGATCCGGGCCAAGCAGACGGACCCGACCCCGTGAACACGGCCGCCCGCCGCGCACTGGCCGGACTCAGCGAAGTCCTGTCCGTGGTCAGCGGGGCCCTGGGAACCGCGTCGAACGCGGTGTACGCCAGGGCTGCGACCCCACCGGCCTGGCAGGGCCCGCTCCCCCTGGACGAGCTCGCCGAGAACCTGCGACGCCTGCGCGACTGCACCCCCGAGTGGTGCGCCCTGACCCGAGGGGACCTCGCGCAGGCCATCGACGTCCTGGACGCCGCCCACACCGAGATGACCCGCCGGCTCTACGCGCTGGTCGCACCGTCCGGCGACGACTGGGTTCTGGTCGACCTGTGGGCGGACGACGGCCAGGCGCAGCTGCGGGTGACCGCGGCCGGTGACGGGGTGGCGGTGCACGCCCCGGCCTACGGTGGGGTCAGGTTGTCACAGGACGCCGTCACCAAGCTGTGCACAGCACTCCAGGACCACCTAACCGGGCATGCCCGACACGACCCTGCCTCACAGCCCGGGGCTGGTGGCAAGGGGGCTCGGTGAGTGACAAGGACGAGAGGACCCGACTGGTGGCGCAGGTGGTCGCGCTGGTCGCGGCCGACCAGGTGGGGGACGCCGCCGACGTGGTGACCGGCATGGACCAGACAGAGTCCGTGGTGGTGGTGATCGCCCTGGCGAGGCTCGCCGCGTTCGGCATGCAACGGGAGGGCGTCGACCCCAGGTTGTGTCTGCTCGCCGTGGAGGCCACGATCGCACAGCGGGGGCAGCCATGATCCTGCGGGACCCGTCGGCGTACCTGCTGCAGATGGTCGATACGGGGCAAGTGCCGGCCGAATGGGTACCGGCGCTGCGGGAGGTGGCTCGGCTGCACCCGCATGAGTGGGTGCAGTTACGTGGCGGGCCGCGGTGGCAGGGCCAGTGTTCGTGTCCTGCCGCGCCGGGGTCGCGGGGGTTGTGCGCGACGGTGCTCGCGCTGCTGGCCCCGTTCGAGGGCCGGGAGGACTTCCCGGAGGAGTGGCGGACAGGTGAGCCGCGCACCCCGCGACATCGATAGGACCGCTGAGACCGACTGCGGCGCACGCTTGGCCAGGCATGCCCGGTTCTCACCGACCGGTACAATCGTCCGTGTCACAACGACCCACGCACACCCCGGAAGGGAGGCCAAGGAATCATGGACCGCAGCGAACTGCTCGATCGGGCTGGTGTCGCGTCCCTGCTCGGCGTGAGCGCTGAGACGGTGTCCCGGTACCGGCGTGTCTACGGGCCAGGACACCGCAACCCGTTCCCGGGGCCTGACCGGGTGGTTGCCGGCAGGCACCCTCAGTGGGTTGCCGGCCGGGTCCTCGACTGGGATGCGGCCCGGCCCGGGCAGGACGGGGTGCGGGCGCGCCCGAACGGGTCCCCGGTGCGTGACCGGCGGGTGGCAGCCGCGCTGACGCAGCCTGACCTGGCCGCTCGGACGGGGCTGTCGCAGGGCCGGATCAGTGAGATCGAGCGGGGCGAGCGGCCGGTGACCAGGGCCGACGCCCGGGTCCTGGCGCGCGCCCTGCGGTGCAGGATGACGGACCTTCTGCCGCCCGTAGAGGTCACGGTCGCGTGAGCATCGAGTCGGTCGCCGCGGTCCGGGTGATGGCGGGGGAGTCGCACGGGTGCCTGACCCTGGCCGAGTTGACCGACTTCGTTGCGCAGGCACACGCCGCGGGAGTCCCTGACCAGGCGACGGTCAAGGTCGGGGTCAAGGGGTTGACGCAACGCGCGAAGTGGCTGCAGACGGCACCAGTGCCTGTGGGTCGCCTCGGATAGCCTGCACGTCGTTGACCTATGGCAAGCCGGTTACCTAACATGGGTTCATGACTGTGAAAGCATCCTGGACCCCTGGCGTTGTCGAGCACGGCAAGTGGTACACCGGCACCGTCACCAAGGGCAGGACCACAATCGGGTGTGGGCATCTGCACTCCCGGCACGACCTCGCCGAGGCCTGCGCGGCACGGGCAGCCGTGAAAGCTGCCGCCGGCACCCTCGCTCACACTGCACCGGGAAACCCCGCCCGGCTCACCCCCGCCGAGCAGGCCCTCGTCGAGGCCCAGGGCGCCGTCGAGGACGCCGAGGCCGCCTACCGGGCCGCGACCCGCGCCCGGGCGGTCCTCCTGCGGAAGGTCACGACCGACCCTGACCTGGCGCGGCGGGTCACCGCGTACCGGGCCGCGAAGATCCTCGGGGTGACGGCGAACGCCGTCCGGGCAGCGATCACGAAACTCGACGGCGAGTAGCAGCACAGCCGAACACACACGCCAGGCCAGGCATCCCCGACACCCTGCCACGAATATCCTGAGACGACGCTCCGTCCACTCACACTCGACGGTGACCGTCCGGATCTCAGGGAAGGGGTCGGGGATGCCCAGCCACCTCGACAAGGCGCCGCGCACACTCCGCGTGGTCTACCGCTCGTGCCCCCTCGGGGCGTCATCGACCAAGACCCGGCCACGGTGGTTCACCAAGGACCTGGCGTTGACCTCCTACCTGACCGCCGTCGACATGGCCACCGACCGCGGGATCCCCGTGCACACGACCTGGCTCAACGACGGCGCCCTCTCGTCAGGGGTGCTGGACCTGATGGGCGACACCGGCCGGATCGTGCACGCCGAGCACGGCACCAACCGTGGCAGCTACCGGCACGCGGTTGCTCTCGCCGCCTCAGACCCTGACGTCGAGGACACCGACCTGATCTGGTTCGCCGAGGACGACTACCTGTACCACCCGGACGCGCTGTTGCACCTGCTCGACGGCGCCCACCGGTTCCCCGCCGTCGACTACTTCTCCCTGTACTCCCCCCAGGACCTGGTGCACCCCGACCGCGCCCAGGTCCGCCCGGGGTGGGTGCACGGCACCGCGACGACCTCCACGTTCGGTGTCCGTGCCGCGGCGCTACGCCGGGACCGGCGTCTCCTGCGCGTCCTGCCGTTCGTCGGCGCCGCCTGGGACTGGGCGTCCATGCACGTCGTCACCGGCCGTCGTCCCTACCCGGACGGGCGTCTCCCGTGGGAGGTCGACGGTCTCGGGGTCACCAGGACCGTCGCGCTGCAGCTCGCTGGCCACGCCGCAAACGTCCTGTCAAGGCTCCGCCCGGCCCGCCTGTTCATGGCGTCCGACCCGGTCATGGCGTGGCACATGGAGGGCGACGCCCCGGCCCGGTGGGAGACCATCGCGAAGGCCACCGCGGCGCGTATCTGGGTGTGACCCTCGCCCCCGACCTCGCCGCCGCGTTCGACCGCGGCGCCGGCCTCCCCCCGGTCGCCGCGACGAGGTGGGCCTCCCCGCTGGACCTGGCCTGCGCGCTGAACCCCGCGTTCCGCCGCACCCCCGCCCTCGAGCTCATCAACGACGCCCTCGTGTGGGCGGAGAACACCCACTCGGCGCGGCTGATCGTCGTCATGAGCCCTCAGGAAGGGAAGGGCCTCGCGCTGGACACCCCGGTCGCGACCCCGGACGGGTGGACGACGATGGGTGACCTCACTGCGGGGGCGGTCATCTTCGGCGGCGACGGCCACCCCTGCCGGGTCACCGCGGCGTTCCCGACCAGGCACCTGGACTGCTACCGGGTGACCCTGCAGGACGGGTCAACCCTGACCGCGGATGGCGACCACAAGTGGCGGGTCTGGGACCGACACGGATATGACCCGGAGGAACGAGCGGCCGGCGGAAGCGGACGCCGGTGCTGGCGCGTCGTGGACACCCGAGAGCTTGCGCGGGATCCGCGCAGGTACTCCGTCCCGACGCAGCCTGCACTCAATCTCCCGGCTCGGGACGACCTCCCACTGCCCCCGTACGTCATCGGGGCCTGGCTCGGCGACGGCAACACAGCGGACGCAGGGTTCACCTGCGCGGACCAGGAGATCATCGACCAGGTCGATGCCGAGGGGTGGCCGCTGCGGAGCCAACCGAGCAATGGCCCCTACTCGTGGACCTGGGCCGGCCCGGTCAAGGGTCGCCGCGGAGACCCATCCCGCTTCCAGGCGCGCTTGAGGAACCTCGGTGTACTGGGCGACAAGCACATCCCTGTCCGGTACCTCCGTGGCTCATACGACCAGCGGCTAGCACTGCTGCAGGGCTTGATGGACACCGACGGATCGTGCTACTTCAACGGCACCGCGTACTCGGCGTGCGAGTTCACCACCACCAACCGGCGGCTCGCCGACGATGTGATGACCCTCGTGCGCAGCCTCGGCATCCGCTGCTACCGCATCGAGAGACGCGCGACCTTGCGAGGTCGCGACTGCGGCCCGGCATGGAAGATCAAGTTCACCACCGACGTCCCCGTGTTCCGGCTGACTCGGAAACTGGACAGGCTGTACGCCGTCCCGAGTGCCCGCAAGGTCCGAGAGCGGATCGGGGTCAAGACCGTCGAGCCTGTCCCGACCGTTCCGACCCGGTGCATCACGGTCGACTCCCCGGACTCGACGTTCCTCGCAGGCCGTGATCTGGTCCCGACCCACAACTCCGAACTCTGCTCCCACTACGGGCCCCTCTGGTCGCTGGTCCGTAACCCGCGCAAGCGGATCGCGGTCGCGTCCTACGGTGACCGCCTCGCTCGCCGGTGGGGTCGGAAGGTCCGCGACGACCTCAAGGCGTTCGGGCCGGGCGCGTCGACCAACCTCGGGGTCACGGTCGCACCGGACGTCGCGGCGGCCGACGAATGGGAAACCGCCCACGGCGGCGGCATGGTCACAGCGGGGGTGCACACCGGCCTGACCGGGCGGCCGGTCGATGACCTGCGGATCGATGACCCCGTCAAGGACCGCGAGCAGGCCGACTCCCTGGTGATGCGGGACGGGGTGTGGGACTTCTACACCGAGACTGCGATCCCTCGCCTGTCGCCCGGTGCGCCCGCGGTCGTCGTCATGACCCGGTGGCATTGGGACGACCTGGTCGGCCGGCTCCTGATCCGAGAAGCCGGCCAGTGGCGGGTCGTGCACATCCCCGCGCAGGCCGACCCGGACGTCGTCGACCCTGACCCGCTCGGCCGTGAGCCGGGGGAGTTCATGGTGTCGGCGCGGGGCAGGACCCTCGAGGACTGGCAGAGCCGGAAACGGGAGATGGGCGAGGGGTGGATGCCTCTCGCGCAGGGCCTGCCAGCGAGACCGGGCGGGGAGGCGTTCGAGGTCGACAAACTGCGGTACTGGCACCTCACTGCGGACGGCACGGGCCTGGTGATGGGCCCGAGGATCTGGAAGCTGGCCGACTGCTACCGGTTCCTCACCGTTGACACCGCGATCTCGACGAAGCAGTCAGCTGACTGGACGGTCGTCTCGGCGTGGGCCGCGACACCAGACGGGATGCTGGTCCTGCTCGACGTCGCCCGGGACCGGGTCCCGCCGCACAAGCAGTTCGACCTCGCCCGGCCGCTGACCGAGCAGTGGATCCCGGACTGCACCTACGTCGAGCCGTCGATGAAGTCGACGCACCTCGTGCGGGACCTCGCCGCGAACGGCCTCACCGTCGATGACCTCAAGGCTGACCAGGACAAGCAGGTCCGGGCTGTCCCCGCTGAGCGGATGGTCGCGCAGCGACGGGTGTGGTTCCCGGCGCAACACCAACACCTCGACGTGTTCCGGGAGGAGATGGGGGCCTTCCCGCACGGCCGGTACGACGACTGTGTCGACACCTTGTCCTACGCCGAGCTCGTGAGGTTCCAACGGTACGTGCCGCCGTCAGGGGGGGGCGGGGCAGTAGAACCGGCGAGGCCGGCCGACCCCTATGGGGGTGCGTTCGGTGTCCCCCTCGACTACGACCAGGTACAGCTGTAAAGCCAGACCAGTCGCCGTGTCCGGGACAACTATACTGGCTGTGTGACTGGGGACTCGGTCGATTGGGCGCACACCCCGACCGCGGATGCGGCGAGGAAGGTGAAGGCGAAGACGTTGGCCGCGTGGTGCTGGGCGCGTGGAATCACGAGCGTTGACCTCGCGTGGGCGCCGTCGGGTGACCTGGCGGCTGTTGCGCGGGCAGCGGGGGTGAACCCGCCGTCGACTGGTGAGACCTGGGCCCTGGCGGGCGAGATGTTACGGGCGATGGCCGGGTGGGTAACGAATCATCCAGGCGATCCGAGGGCTGCACGGGGCGAGTACCGGCCGTGCTGCGTGTGTCGACCGTTGGCGTGTGCGATCGGTGGCGGCCGGGGCTGCGCGGGATGTCGGGTGTGTCTGCGGGGGTGTCCTGCGCCGGTTCGGTCGTTGTGTTGCACCAACCGCCACACTGCGACACTCCGGGAGGAAGCCAGGAAGACCAAGCAGTGAACGCAGGGCCCGTAGGCCCCCTCTTACTGCTGTGACGGCCAGGACTCCACGGTCAGCAGCCGACACTTCCACCCCTTCGGGTAGGTCTTCGCCTCGGTCAGAGTGACCCCGTCCCAGTTCGCGGTCTGCTTCCCGCGGAGATTGGAGACCAGGCCGCCGCCGTCGTCGATCCGGTTGCCCGTCGAGTCGACGATCTCGAAGCGGATGTTGACGTCCCGCACGGTCGTGGTGGTGTTCGTGACGGTGCCCCTGGCCTGCGCCATCCCCCCGAACTCAGCGGTCCCACACTTCGTCAGCTTCCCCGTCACCTCCTGAGTGGGGGACGGGTCGGCGGGCGCAGACGACGGTGCGGCGGGCGTCGACGCCGACTGGCTCGCGGGGTCGACAGCCGGGTCGACCGACACCGGCGCACTCGAGCATCCTGCGGTGACGAGCACCGCGGACAGCAGGAACACTGGGCGAATTCTCATGGCTGGCCCCCCTTGGCCTGGGTTGTGGGACTACTACTCGACGTGATGCTGCCATGGGGGGCGGACACCCCGTGCGGGTTCATGGGCCCCGGCGCAGGGTCTGGCACCATAAGCGCGGGGGCCGGGGCACAGCGTGGACGTGACCCGGGAGTGAGGCGACCCCGCACGTGGCCCGGAACCGGCCCCGGAACCGTCCTCTCGCGGTCCGCGCAGCGGCAACCGATGCACCGAACGAACCCGTCGGTGTGGCCCGCAGCGGCGGCACCCTCTCGTTCTTCCCCGGCACGTCCAGTGGGTCAGCGGACGACGGTCGGCACAGTGTCGACCAGATGCTCGAGTCCGTCCTGGACCTGATGTACCCGTCCTCGATCGACACCTACTCCAAGATGCGCAACGACCCGACGATCACGTCGATGATCGCGGCCTACGTGTCGCCGGTCGTTAAGGGCGACTGGCGGGTCGACCCACGGGGCGCATCGGAGCGGATCGTGCGGATCGTGTCCGACTCCCTCGGGGTGCCGGTCCTCGGAGCGAATGACCCTGGCCCGGTCCGGCGCCGCGGCGTCCACTGGGTCGACCACATCACCCTCGCCGCCACCCTGCAGTTGGTGTACGGGCACGCCCCGTTCGAACCCTGGTACGAGGTCCGCGCGGACGGCGCCGCGTACCTGGCCGGCCTCGGCGAACGACTCCCGACATCGATCAGCCAGATCCTGACGACCCGCGCCGGGGCCCTGGCTGGGATCCGCCAGAAGGCGACCTCATGGGATGAGGACCCGATCCCCGCTGACCGGCTCCTGTGGTACGTGCAAGGCCGCGAAGGCGCCGCGTGGCAGGGCCGGTCCATGCTCCGGCATGCGTTCGGGCCGTGGCTGATCAAGCAGGACATGATGCGTGTCGCGGGCACCGGTTACCGCCGGTACTCGACGCCGGTGCCGGTGTTGTCGCCGCTGCCCGGGTTCACCCCTACCGAGACGCAGTGGGCCGCTGCTCGGGCCGCGGCCGCCGCGTGGCGGGTAGGGGAGTCCGCCGGCATGGTCCCTCACGGCTTCAAGGTCGAGTTGGTTGGCGCGCAGGGCACCCTGCACACGCCGGAGGACTACCTGGCGTGGCTGGATCAGCAGATCGCGCGGGGCGCGCTGACGTCGTTCCTCGACCTCGGTAACACCGGGCAGGGAAACCGTGCCCTCGGGTCGGTGTTCGCGGACCTCCTCACTGACGCCGTCGACGGGTTCGCGCGGCGCCTCGCGGAGACAGCGACGGGCCTGTCCGTCGCGTTGACCGACTTCAACGAAGGCCCCGACGCGTCAGCCCCGGCGGTGGTGTGCACGGTCGCCCAGACCCAGGTCGTCGCCCTCGTCGGGGACCTCGTGCAGCAGGGTGCCCTCACCGCGGACGCAGCCCTGCAGGCGTGGATCCGGGACACGATGGGACTGCCCGACCAGGATGTCCCAGAGGGCCCGTCCCAGGACGAGGGTCGGGACGGCGACGACGGGACGTCCCGGCCGGTCACCGCGCGGCGGCACACCCACCCCCGCCGGGTCGCCGCCGCGGACCGCACCTACCGGCGGAAACTGACCGACGCCGAGGAGGCCGGCGGCCTCGACCCGGAAGCGATCGACGACGCCCACTCCCAGGTCATGACCGAACTACTCGACCAGTGGCCCGAGGTCAACCAGGCGTGGATCGACGAGATCATCACGCAGGTCGAGGACGCCGCCGGGGTCGAGTCCCTCGCCGCGCTCACCCTCGAACCGGGCGACGCGACAGCCCTGGTCGAGGCCGCCCTGCAGGACGCCTGGTCGGCCGGCGCGACGACCGCCGTGAACGAGGCCGCGACGTCCGGGGCCGGGGTGTCCCGTCCCAACGACGAACCGTCATGGGAGGCCGTCGCTGCAGCTGTCGCCGCCGTCCTCGCGTCCGGCATGGTGAACGCTGCACAGCGTGAAGCGGTCCGTGTCGTCTCCGCTGACGGCACAGGCCTCGCCGACGCAGCGGTCCGGGTCCGCACCCACCTCGAGGCCCTGTCCGGGGTGTACCCCCAGGACGTCCTCGGCGGCGCCGTCGCGGACGGAATCAACGCCGGCCGACGCGACGTGTTCGCCTCCGCCGGCACCGGTTGGACGCTGATGGCGTCCGAGGTTCGCGACGGAAGCACATGCGCGGCGTGCCTGGACGTCGATGGGTTCGTGTACGACGACGTCGAAGCGGCGACGCACGACTACCCGACCGGTGGGTACGCCCTGTGCCTGGGCCGGGAACGGTGCCGTGGCGTCCTGGTCCTCGTTCCGAAGGAGGCGGCGCTGTGATGCGCCGGTTCACGCTCGTACGGGACGTCGACCTGACCGGGGTGTCTGGGATCGGGGTGGTTGCCGCCGCTGCGGGGCCCGGCGCAGACCTGCGTGTGGGACTCCCTCGAGGACGTCCTGACGGTGCACGGCCATTCAGGCGCGACCCGCCTGGTGTGGATCGACGAGACACAACCGGGCGGACCGGGAGAGGAGCCACGATGAGTCAGGACCCGTCGACCATGGCGTTGGACGACGTCACCGTCGCCGCGCGAGCCCCGGTCGTGCACCCCACCACCGACGCGTCCCCCGGGGTGTGCCCGGACTGTGGGGAGGTCCTGGTCCACGTCCCCGGGTACCTCGCCGGACGCCGCGACCTGCTCCGCCACGCCCGGACCGTGGTCGACGCCCACCGCGCCGCAGCCCACCAGCGGACGACCTGATGGGCGCGGCGACCACTGACCTCATGGCGGTACCTATCGCCAAGGTCGGGTCCTGGCAGACATCGACCGGACCCTGGGAATGCACCGAGTCGCAGCTCGCGGATGCCGTTGCGGCTCAACGTGATCCGGCATTCCGGGCGGCCGTCCTCAAGATCGGGCACACGGACCCCCGGTTCAACGACCCAGACCATGACGGGGAACCCGCGATCGGGCACATCCGGAACCTGCGGTTGTCCGGTAACCGGCAGACCCTGCTGTCCGACTGGTTCGGCGTGCCGACGTGGCTCGCCGACGTCATGGCGTCTGCGTACCCGTCCCGGTCCGTGGAGTGCTGGCTCGGGGTGCAGTCCCCCGTGACCGGCGTGACCTACGAAATGGCGGTCACAGCGGTTTCCCTGCTCGGGGTGACCGCACCGGCGATCGAGTCCCTCGAGGACATCGCGGAACTGTTCAAGGTCCCCACCGACGTGGGGTCCTACGTCGCGGCACGAAGGATCGCTGCCGCCTTCCCCATGGAGGCCCCCGTGCCGATCACCACCACCACCACCTTGCCGGTCCCGACCACGACCGTCGGGGACCCGACCCCGCCGCGCCGGCACACCGCCCCTGACCCGGTCCGGCTCGCCGCGTCCCGCGCCCTGACCGTCGAGGCCGCCACCGCACGCGGCGTGAAGGCGTCAGCGTCGATCAACGAGCTGATGTCTGCATACGAACGGTGGGCCGCCGAGCAGCCAGACCTCGGGTCGTGGACCTACTGCCGGGACGTGTTCACCGACACCGTGATCGGCGCCAACTACGACGACGACGACGAGACGACGTACTGGCAGTCGACGTGGACCGAAGCGGACGGCGAGTTCACCTTCGGGGACCCCGTGCAGGTCCGCCCGACCTGGGAACCGGTCCCGGCGAGGAAGGCAGCATCCATGGGGGGCACCGGCCCGGGCACCGCTACCATCGACGCGCCCGACACGTCCAGTCAGACTGCACGGCACGTCAACCCTGACCCGCTACCATCGGTGCGGGGAGCCGGGGGCGTGGACACCACGAACCCGGAGGACGCATTGGCTTCGCTCCCCACCCGCCTCGCGCAGGCGCTGGGACTGCCGGCCGACGCCGACGAGGACGCCGCCCTGGCAGCCCTCGAAGCGGCGCTCAAGGCTCCCACCGACGCCGGTGACAACCCGGCCGACAGCGACGACGACGGGGAGAAGGCCGACGACGCCGCACCCGACGACGCCGCACCCGAACCCCCCGTCGAGGACGACCCGGCCGCACCAGCCGACGTGCAGGAGCTGGTCGCTGCCGCGGTGAAGCGGGCCGAGGACCGGATCCGCGCCGCCTACGGCCCGGAGCTGCAGGCCGCGACCACCGAACTCGCGAAGATCAAGGCGAAGGAAGCTGCCACGGTCCGTGCGAGCGTGCTCGACTCGGCGATCGCCGACGGCAAGATCACTCCGGCGGACCGTGGCACGTGGGAGCAGCGGTACGACGCCGCCCCCGACGTCACCACGTCGGTCCTCGCCGACATCCGCGCAGGGTCCGCGTTCCCGACCCACCCGGCCGGCCACGCCGACCCGGGCGCCACCACCAAGGAGCCCGAGGCGTACCTCGCCGTCTACGGGCACCTCAAGAAGGGTGACCGCTGATGGGTGCCTACGCCCCCAAGTACCTCGAAGGCCGCGACGCCTCCTACACGGCAGGCGGGACCATCACCGGCGGGCAGGTCGTGGTCCTGTCTGCGACGGACACGTGCTCGGCGTCCACCGCAGCGTCCGCGGTCGTCCTGGGCGTCGCCACCAACGACGCGATCGCCGGGGACCGGATCGCGGTGTCCCGTGGTGGCGTCCAGCGGTGCATCGCCTCCGCGGCGATCGCCCGGGACACCCCGCTGAAGTCCGCTGCCGCCGGGAAGGTCGCCGCGTTCGTGGTGGGCACCGACCCGGAGACCCAGCGGATCGGTTTCGCGCTGACGGCGTCGACAGCCGACGGCGACGTGATCTCCGTTCACTGGAAGGCCTGAGCCCGAGATGACCTACGCATACCCCCCTCTCGCGCCGGTCCTCACCGGCAACGTCATCACGACCCACAACCTGCTCAAGGACCCGACGTCGGTTCAGCGACGGATCGAGGACCTCGCGCGGCACGGGTTCGTCTCCGACATCCTGTTCCCCATCGGGGTCGAGGCGCCCGGCGGCGCGATCTCCTACTCGATGACCGAACCGGTGAGGGTCGCCGACGACCCGATCTCGGTCGCTCCGGGCGGTCAGTACCAACTGGCCCTCGCGACCGGCGGGGCGCCGCAGCTGGCGAAGGTCACCAAGTACGGCCAGGACTCCCGGGTGACCGACGAGGACATCGGCCGACTGAAGATCAACGCGGCCGAGCGGGCGATGACCCAGCTCGTCAACGCCACGATCGACTTCATCGACACCCTCGCGCTGGGTATCGCTGCCGCCGCGGTCACGCAGACCCAGGCAGCGGTCGCTGTCTGGAACAACGCCTCCGCCGACCCATTCAAGGACATCTTGCGGGCCAAGGCCAAGGTCAAGAACCTCAACCCGACCCTCGGGTACGAGCCTGACCTGCTGGTGGTGTCCTCGCTGCTGTACGCCGAGCTCGTCGGCAACGACAAGGTCGTCGCCGGGCTGCAGGTCAACAACCAGAACGTGGTCGTCGACGGCATGGTGATGCAGATCGCGGGGGTCCGGCTCGCGGACGTCCCGGAGTCCCGGATGCCGGTCGGGGTCGGCGCGATGCTCGTCGACACCCGGCTGTTCGGTCACCACGGGTACGAGCCGATCCCGTCGCCGGAGTACCAGGGCGACCCGGACGGCATCCAGACATGGACCCGTCGGGACCCGCTCGGCACGGACTCCTACCTCCTGCGGAACCGGCGCACGTTCGTGCCGGTGGTGGAGAACCCGAACGCGGGCATCAAGATCACGGGGGTTGCGGCCTGATGGCGGGTACCCGCCCGGGTCGCCCCGACGGCACCGACGCTGCCCTGGCTCAGGCCGGGGCAGCGGACGGCGCCGTGGACCCTGCCGCGGCGCCCCCCGCGGAAGGTGATGGGGTCGCCGCGGTGGCCACCCCGAGCGACACGCAGGGGACCGACACGGAGACGACTGGTGAGGCCGCGCCGCTGCGGTACCTGGTCACCTACCCGAACGGCATTTCCGTGCCGATCGATGGTGTCGACACCGTCGTCGGGTACGGGCACCCGGTCCCGGACGGCCTGTCCGACAAGACCCTCACGATGCTGACCTCCGCCGGCCTGATCCAGGCCGTCGCCCGGGTGTAGCGGACGAGGACCGTGTCGGGTACTGCCCGGGAGACGTCGGGGGGTCCACTGCTCCCCGGCCCCCCAATCGGACGAGCCGTCGGAATCCCCGGCGCCTCCCAGGCAGTACCCGACACGACTGTGATGAGGCGAGAGGCCGATGCCGTTCAACGTGACGGGGCGCAACGCGATGCTCGTGGGCGGGTTGGCCGCCGCGATCACGCATGTGGGGATCGGCACCCTCGCCGACCCGGGCCTCGGGGTGAACGCGAACGAGGTCGAGGCTGTCGGTGGTTCCTACGCACGTCTGCCCGTCGCATGGTCCGGTCCCTCGCCGGGGCAGATCGTCAACCAGTCCGTGCTGGCGTTCTCGTTGCCGGCCGGCATGTTCGGGTCGTTCCTGTTCTTCAACGCGCTGACCGGGAACGTGGACAACTACCTGGGGTATGCGCCGATCAACGGGTCGATCGTCGGGTTCGGGACGGTGGACCCTGCTCTGAACCTGGTCCGGTCCTCGGACCACGGTCTGACGGTTGGGTCGCGGGTGTGGGTGTATCCCGTTCTCGCAGAAACGGTTCCGGTCGGCCTGCCGTCGGGGGCCCTGTACTACGTCGTTGCGGTCACCTCGGACACCTTCACGTTGTCGTCGACCGTTGCCGGTCCCGCAGTCGACATCACCGGGACTGGCGAGATCGGTTTCCACAACCTGATCCCGCAACAACTCGGCGCAGCCGGCCAGTTCGTCGTCGGGGCCGGTCAACTCACCGTGGTCTGCCCCACGATCTGACCTGAAAGGAACCGATCATGGCGAACTTCGTGTTCAACATCGCCAAGGGCCGTGCCGCGTACTACGCGACGCTGCCTGCGGCGAACGACGCGCTGATCCTGGTGCCGCTCGAGGCGGCCGGCCTCGAAGCCGACGCCACGCTCAAGGACTACGACACCTTGTCGGCGCTGCTTGCCGGCACGTCCAACGAGCAGACCACCCTCGGCCGCAAGACGATCACCGCGGCAACGGTAACGGTGAACGACACGACCGACACGGTCGCAGTGGACGTGGCTGACCAGACGTACACGACTGCAGCGGGCAACGCGACCGGGGCGCTGCTCGTGTGCTACGACCCCGACACCACCGGCGGCACCGATGCCGACATCATCCCGCTGACCAAGCACGACTGGACTGTGACGCCGGACGGGAACAACGTCCTCGTGCAGATCACGGACTTCTACACCGCGTCCTGACCAGACCCGTCCGGGCACAGACGAATCAGGGGAGAGGGTGAGCGTCGGTGGCGTGGCCGACTGATTTCGACAGCTTCCCGGAGCGCAGCGACGGGCCCGGGCAGTGGATCTACGCGGCGCACATCAATGCTCTGCAGAACGCCGTGGCCGCAGTGCAGGCCGAGCTGGGGCTGTCCCCGTCAGCTGCCTACGCGACGGTCGCAGAGTACCTGGGGGCGTTGAGCACCGGTCTGACGGCCGGGCTGGCCGGCAAGGCACCCATCGTTCACCAGCACACCGCCGGCGACGTCGCGTCCGGGGTGTTCTCGACGTTACGGCTCGGGACCGGGTCCCCGTCGTCGTCGAACTTCTTGCGCGGCGATGGCACCTGGGCTGTCCCGGCCGGTGGCGGTGGTTCTGCGTTCATCCCCGGCGAGGTGTGCGTGGCGTCCAACGACATGCCGACCGCCGTCAAGGATTCGGTCTCGGCGGCGGGCGGATTCGTCTGCGATGGCACCAACGACCAGGTGCAGATCAACCAGGCCATCGACAAGGCTGCCGTCATCCAGTCGAGGAACGCGAACAGCCCCGCCACCGCTGAGTCCCGGGGAATGGTCAGGTTGACCGGTGGGCGGTTCAACGTCAGCGACCCGGTCCTCATGCGCACGGCCGTCACCCTCAAGGGGAGCGGTTGGATCACCGAGCTGTTCGCGGCCAGCCTCGGGGCAGACCCGCTGATCAAACTGGCCACCGTGAACGAACATGCCTGCGAGGTCGGCGACCTTCACGTGTACGGGAACTGGGCCAGCGGCGGCACCGGGCACGGCATTGACTTCGACATGACCGGTTCGGCCGGCTCAGGCTCACCGTCGGTGGGCGACTACCCGTCGACGGCTCCGGACTCCTACCACCGGCTTTACAACCTGTACATCAACGGTTTCGGGAACGGCACTGGGCGGGTCGGGATCCGGTTGTACGCCGCGTCCACGGCGAACCACCGGGGCAACTGGATCCGCGACGTCATGCTCCACGACGTGGGCACCGGAGTGCTGATCGATGGGTCGTCGGACAACTACCTGCAGTCGATCCACCTGGGGACCGCCGCCGTGGACGGCCTCTCGCTGCAGGGCGGCAACAACTACGTGACGAACTCGTCGTTTACCTACTGCGACAACTACGGCATCAACATGGGGTCCGGCCGGCACACCCTCGGTGTGATCAAGCTGCAGGACAACGTCAACGGCATGCTGATGGGCGCTTCAACGTCGTCGATCGCCGGGATGATCATCGACACGTGCCAGACCGACGGCCTGGTGATCTCCTCGGACGACTTCACGATCGCGGGACTCGAGGTCATGTTCCGCACATCCGGCCGGTTCGGTGCCACCCCGCAGACCAACGGGATCCGGTTCTCAGGCAGCCGGTCAGGGCTGACCATGCTCGGGAACGTCGTCCCGTCGAACATCACCAACCGGGTCACCGGGACAGCCCCGACCAACTCGTTCATCAGGATCGGACAGGGCTCCTCGGGACTGTACTCCGTGGGGTCGTGAGGCCATGGCCTCGGATCTCGTCGAGGACTTCGAAGGCGGAAGCAACGGCTCCACGATCACCACCACCAACACCGGGTTCGACCTCAACAGTGGTAACCCCGTCTTCACCAATGCGAACGGGGTGCACACGGGGGCACTGGCTGGCCAGTACAGCGCCTCGGCGGGCACCTCGTACTCGGTGGTGTACTTCGGTGCTCCGACCCTGCGCGGCACGAGCTATGTCCGGTTCTACCTGACGTTCCAGGCGGTTCCCGCTGCCAACACCTTGATCGCAGCCCTCCGGACGTCAACGACCAGCCGGACCGAGTTGCGGATCAACGCGGCGGGTACCGTCACCCTGCGAAACGGCACCACTGCCGTCTACACCTCTCCTGGAGGGTCGCCCCTGTCGGCAGGGACGACGTACCGCGTCGAGTGGGACTGCATCAACGGCACAGGCCAGACCCTGCGGGTCTACGTCGGGGACTCCACCACCGCGCTGTTCACCTCAGGCACCCAGACCTACAACACCGGCACGCACGACCGGATGAGCCTCGGCCTATATGCGTCGTCGACGTGGACGCTGCAGGTCGACGACCTCGAAACCCGCGACGACTTCAACCCTGGCCCGATGCTGACCACCACGTCGCTGACGGGCGCCGCGGAGTCGGATGCCGCGGCAGCAGTGACGGCCCGCAAGGACACGTCGGCAGTCGGGCCAGCGGAGTCGGATGCCGCGGTGGTGGTCACGGCTCTGGTCTCCACGACTGTCAGCGGGCCTGCCCAGACCGACACTGCGGCTGGGGTGGCCGCGGTGAAGACGACGAACGCCGGCACAGCGGCCGGCACGGAATCCGCTGCGGCGCTGCCTGCGGTGAGGGTGACAGCGGCCGGCACGGCAGCGGAGACGGACACCGCGGGCACGGTCGGGTTCACAGTGGCGCATCCCGCTGGGACTGCATCCGCCACGGAGACGGCGGGCGTGGTCGGGGCGGTGAAGGTGAGCCCCGTCGCTGGGGCGGCAGAATCTGACACCGCTGCCCCAGTCACCACACTGGTATCCACGACCACGGTCGGCGCGGCCGAGGTCGCCGCTGCGTTGACCGTCGTCGCCGCGAAGGCCGTCGTGGTCGGTGGCACCTCGGAGACTGACGTCGCAGCCAGCCTGACGACCCCGTTGGCGACCTCAGCCGGTACGGCGTCCGAGGCCGTGGCCGCGGGATCTGTCCTGGCGGTGAAGGTGGTCCCGGCGATGGGGGCCGTTGAGACCGCCGCTGCTGTCGCGGTCGCAGCCCTCAAGGGCAGCGTGCTGAGTGGCCCAACCGAGACGAGCACCGCGGGCACCGTCGGGGCGGCGAAGGCGGCTCCCATGCCGCCTGCGCCCGAGACCGCCGCAGCCGCCGCGCTGCCCACTGCGAAGATCACCACGCTTGGCGTCGCGGGCGCCGGGTCCACCTACGGCGGGGCGACCTACGGGGGGTCGACCTACGGCGAAGGCGAGGCGGCGGCTGCCTTCGTGTCGGTGAAGGTCACCACCTTGGGGTCGGCGAGCGAGGCCGACTCTGCTGGCTCGACAACCTTGCCGACGGAGTCAGTCCTGGGCGGTGCCGTCGAGCCGGACGCCGCGGCACCCACTGCTGCGGTCAAGGTGACTGCGCTGGGAGTCGCGTCGGAGGTCTCCACGGCAACCCATGCCCCGGCAGTCAAGGCAGTACCGGTCGCATGGGCCGTCGAGGCGGGCACTGCAGGGCTCGTGGCAGCGGCCAGGTTGACCGCGGCGGGGCCAGCTGGAGAGTTCACGGCCTGCGGTTCGCTCGCGACGGTCAAGGCCGTGAGCGTGGCAGGTGCGGCCGAGACGGGTACCGCTTCAGGGTTGCCGTCGACGAAGGCAACGGACCTGCCCGGGGTCGCGGAGACCGCGGCCGCGGTCGGGGTGTCATCGCCCCGTGTCACGGTGCTGGTGGGCGTCGTCGAGGTCGACGATGCGGGGGTGGTGCCGTCGATCGCGCGGGTCATCACCGGTCGGGCCACGGTGGGCTCGAGACGACCGGGCAGGGCGCGGGTCGACGGTGACCCGGGCCGGGCCGTGGTGAGGACATGATGCGAGGGGAAGGTGGCACGTCATGCCGATGAGGGAGTTGGGCGACGAGGTCATCGTCGACTACTACCTGACGGACGCAGCCGGGGAACCGGTTGACGCGACAGTCGATGCGGTCCTGGTCAGCTCCGAGACCGGCACACAGACCGACCTGGCGCCAGCGGTGGTCTCACTCGGGAACTGGCGGGTCGCTGTAACCCCGTCCAGGACGGGTGAGTGGCGGATCGTGTGGACGGCGTCCGGTGCCGTCACCGACTCCGAGACGGTGTACCTGCTCATCGTCGACCCGGCTGAGGACGCCTCACCGTTGCTGGCCGCGCCGGGTTGGGCGCCGGACATCGCCGACGTGGCCGTGCACATCCCGACCCGGACGCGGGCGGTCGGCACCGACAACTCCTACCTGGGGACGTTCACCGCTGACACCACTCCGACCGGTGTCGAGGTGGACCGGTTGATCCGGCACGCCTGCGCGTGGGTGATGGGCAGGACAGGGTCACCAGTCATGCCGATCGCCGCGGGTCAGGCCGCTGTTGCCGCCGCCCTGCTCGCCGCGTTCTGGGCGGAGATCGGGTACCCGGAGCGGGACGCGGACGTCGCGGTCTACGACCGGCTGCGCACGGACTTCGAGGCGTCCCTCGCCGTCGCGATCGACGTGAACCGTGGGGCAGGCGGCGGCGAAGGGGAAGGCGCTGGCCCCGGGGTCGGCGATCTCACGACTCACTCGTTCCCCGCCCCGGTCTCCTACGGCGACCTGCGATACCTCTGAGCCTGCACGGGTCACGGGGGGCACGCCGATACGATGCGACGTGGGGCCGGGCGGACACCGTCGTTGGAGGACCCGTCGTGCCTTCCCGCTCCGAGGTGACACCAGTCGAGGTCGGCATCTCCGATGCCGGCAGCAGCCCCCAAGCCGTCGACCTGTCCACGATCGAGGTCAGGGACCTTCCGCCCGCACCGGCGTTGCCCGTCGGGTACTCAGGTCGTATCCGCGCCGATTACTCGCAGTTCAGGGCCGCGCAGACGATCCTGTTCGACGGGGTACCGGCCTACGGGGCGGGGGCGCCTGTCCCTGCGTCGCATCCCCTCGTCACCGACCCGGTCACCGGCGGCCCCGGCGAGTGGGTCCGCGACGGCCTGGTCGTCCCCGTCGAGGACTGATCGGGACAGGCGGTGGCGGTCGGTGGCCGCGTCGAGGTCGACGACGCCGCCATCCTCGAACTGTTGAGCTCCCCGGCCGGTCCGGTGGGGCGGTACATGGTCGAGGGTGCGCAGGCAGTCACTCAGGGCGCGAAGAAGAGGGCCCCGGTAGGGGACAACTCGAGGACCCCGCAAGGGCACCCATCCGGGTTCCTGCGTTCCCAGTTGGCGTGGGAGCTCACCTCAGCGAACCCGATCACCGTCGAGATCGAGACGACAGCGCACACCTCGTCCGCGAACCCGTTCCCCGGCGAGTTCTACGCACTGCACATCGAGGACCCGGGGACCCGGCCGCGTAAGCCGCCGCCGTTCGCCCGGGACGACCAGCCGTACCTCGTTCCGGCGTTGCTCGAGGACTGGCCGCAGTGATCACGGACAGGGCGCGACGATGACGTGGAGCCCGGTCGGGGGATACGCCGTTGTCGACGCGGCCGGCGCAGCGAAGGCCCTGGTTGAGGGGTTCACCGGGTTGACCGGACGAGGCAACCCGTTGACGAACGGGGTCCACCTGTCCCGGGACGTCCGGTCCAGCCATCAGGGGCCGGTCGCGTCCGTCGAGGAGATCCCCCCGCGGGTGGTCGATGACGGGTGGGACGACGCCCGGGTGTCGTTCGCCGTCCGGGCGGTTGGTTCTGAGGAGGGCGCACGGTGGGCGGCGGGGGAAGCGGCGCGGCAGCTGCTGACCCGTCTCCTCGCGGTCGGACCGTGGCCGGTTGACGTGACGGTGAAGGACGGAGCTCGGGTCAGGGTCTTGCGCCCACACTCCCCTGAGGGGCCCACGTTGACCGGCGACAACGGCGGGCAGGTCACCTACCGGGTCGATATCACCCTGCGCTGCCAGCTGTTGGAGGACATCTGATGTCGCCGGTCGTCACGTCAGCGGTCCACACCTCAACCCCGACGGGGCAGGCGACCGTCATGACGGTCACTGTGACCGTCGGAAACGGGGTTGTCACCCTGTCCCGGCCGGGTGGTTCCGACGTCGGGACCTACGCCTACTCGGCATCAGCGGCGTATCGGTCGATCCCATCCGGCGGGGTGTCCATCTCGTTGTTGGCCCCTGCTGGGGCGGTGGCGTCGCCGTCGGTCGCGAACGTGGCGCAGGGCACCTCCGCCACGTTCACTGTCACGAACCCCGGCCAGTCAGGGGTGATCACGGTGCGGGTCGTCGACTCCGGTGGAGCAGTCCACACGATCCCCGTCGGATACCAGGCGTTGCAGTACGCGGCTGGCACCCCCACCGATCCACCCGGCGACGGCGAGTCGGGGGAGATGGCGCAGGCACTGCTCGGGGTGCCCCGCTCCGGGCTGCCCTGGCATTCCGGGGTGTGGACCGGCCAGGCCATGTCGACGGCCAACGCGGAAGGCTTCGGGACATGGCGGGGGTCACCACTGGACATCTACACGGTGTATCCGGACTACTCGACGTGGTCGACGATCAACTCGTCTTCGTGGGTGTTCCAGCTCACCGAAGGGCTGCCGGCGAACTGCCGTCTCAACTACGGCCTGCCGATGCTGCCGACGAACCGGCAGGACCAGTGGAACGACGTCCTGTCCGGAGCGAACGATGCTGTGTTCCGCGGCATCGGCGCGCTGTTCGCGGCCAACCGCCCAGACTCCGTGGTCCGCGTCGGGTTCGAGGCGAACGGCGACTGGTTCCCGTGGCGGGCACTGTGGTCGACCCGCGCGAACTTCAAGGCCGCGTATCAGAGGATCGTGGGCATCCTCAAGGACGAGGCACCGGACCTGCTCACCACCTGGGGATGGTCACAGGCGACCCTGCCGGCTGGCATGCCTGGGGGGACCTCACCAGCAGACCAACTCGCCGAGCTGTACCCGGGTGACAGTTACGTCGACATCGTCGAAATCGACACATACAACTACTGGAACGTCACGATCGGTAACGACAACCTGCAGGCGGACTGGGATTTTCATCTGCGGCCCGCGCCGGGCGCCGGACCTCAAGACGTCATGGACTTCGCGGCCGCGCACGGCAAGGGGTTCGCGTTGGGTGAGTGGGGACTGCACTCCGTGGACGGCCCCGGTGACGTCCCGGCGTTCGTCGAGCGGATGTGGTCGTGGCTGGTAGCGAACGACGACCGTGTCGTCTACGAGTGCTATTTCAACGAGCCCGCGTCGTACATCGCGAACGACTTGGTGACGCAGAACCCGAACGCAGGCCTGCGCTACCGCAACCGGTGGGGTCGGCCAGACGCCTACCCGACCGGCGTCGCGCCATAAGGCGTGCGGCAGTGGAACTAGACGTGTCGTCTGTGCTGGCTGCCGGGCGATGGCTACTATCAGAGCGGGGCCGGGACTCCTAGTGGAGCCTTCCAGGCCACTCGGACCGGTGCAGCACCGGGGCGGGGACCTGGGCAGAGCGGAAGGGCCCGACCCCGATGGCGAATGTCGCCGCACCCAAGACCCGGATCCTGTCCGGTCCCGGCATCCTGTACCGGGCCGGCCTCGGCGTCCTGCCCCCCGGGCAGGCCGAAGCCAGCGTCTCGAACAAGGCGCTGACGACGAACGTGGCGACTCTGACCACCTCAGCCCCGCACGGCATGGTCGCCGGTCAGTACGTGACCGTCGCAGGGGTCGACGCCACCTTCAACGGCACCTTCCTGATTGCGTCCGTCCCGACCACGACCACGCTCACCTACGCCAAGACCGCTGCCGACGTTGCCTCGGCGGCGGCAACGGGCACTGCGACCGCCCCGGCCGGCGGAGTCGTGTCCGGGTCTGTGTTCACCGACTCCTGGCCGTCGGGGTGGATCCCGATCGGGGTCACCAAGGAGGGCCATGAGTGGTCCTACGTGGTGTCCAGCGAGGGCGTCGAGGTCGCCGAGTTCCTGCTCCCGGTGCTGCAGGCTCCGACCGGCGCCGAAGGCAAGGTGGGGTTCGAGCTCGTCGAGTACACCGGCGCGAACCTGGCGTGGGCGTTGAACGGTGGCACCCTGACCACCCTGTCGGGCAGCGGCGCGACATCCCTGACCAGGTTGTCCCCGCCCGGCATCGAAAACCAGATCCGTACCCAGATCGGCTGGGAATCCGACGACGGGACCGAGCGAGGCATCTTCCGGCAGTTGTTGCAGACCGGGACCTTGACCTCGAAGCACGGCAAGGGCACCAACGTTGCGTCGCTGACCGCCGAGTTCACCATGGAGCAGCCCTCAACCGGTGACGCGTTCAACCGGTATTACGCCGGGACCACCGTGCTCGGCCAGGTCGCCTGATGGCCGTGATCGGGTCGTTCGGACCCGACCCCAGTCAACTGCCCGAACCGGAGCACTACGACGAGTTCATCTTCTGCGGGGAGCGGTTCGTCGTCCCGGAGATGACGGCGCTGCCGATGACCCGGTTCGCGTGGGACTCCCGGCGCCTGGAAGGGCTCGAGGAGCGGCTGAGGGGCGAGTTGCGGCGCGCGGAGGCACGCCAGCAGGTCGCCGAGGCAGCCGAGGATACGGCTTCCGCAGCGATCGAAATGGGGCGGGTCGTCGAGTTGCGGGGCCGCCTCGCCGAGATCCAGATCGAGTCGATGGCGATGATCTACCAGATGCTGTCGGACAGCATCGGGGAGCAGTGGCCCGAGTTCGAGTCCCTCGCGGTCAGGTACCGGGTCGGGCAGGAAGTGCTGATGGACGTGATCGCGGTCCTCATGCAGCACGCGACGAACCGCCCTACGCTGCCGTCCGGCGACTCATCGAGTGGTCCATCGACGAATGGGACCACCTCGCCGGCCGGCTCTACCTTGCAGGAGCCTCCGCGTGGCCCCACGACGCCTGCGGCTGTGACGGGGCGGGTGCTGACCGATCGGGAGCTGGCGCGCGCGGAGATCGTCGCCGGGATGGTGCCCGTCAGCGGTCCTGCGAACCACTACACCGGCTGACCATCGCGGGTGCGTGCCAGGTGCTGCACGCGCTGCTCGTCGAGGGACTGGACCACAAGGCCCGTGAACGGGTCGCTGAGCTACTGAACGAGCCGCTCGTCGGCGACACCGTCGCCGACGCGCAGGCTCTCATGTTCGGAGGACGCTGATGGCTGCCGGGCGGGAGCTCGCTCGGGCGTTCGTCAGGGTCCAGGTCGAGGACGGCGGCGTCAAGGGCGAGATCACGAAGATCACGCAGTCGGCAGTCGACGACGCGGGGACCTCCGCCGCCCGCACGTTCATCAGCAGGTTCCGTCAGGTCATTGCCTCGCAGGGAAAGACCGCGGTGTCCGGGCTGAGCGCCGACGCTGATACCTCCGGGCAGGACGCGGGGGAGCAGGCAGGGCGCTCGTTCATCGAACGGGTCCGGGATGTCGTCCGCAGGGACGCCGCGCAGGCGATGGCGGGGCTGGACAACCAGGCCGGGGCAGCTGGGGCTGACGCAGGCGAGAAGGCCGAACGGTCGTTCATCACCTCCCTACGCTCAGGGCTGGCCTCGCGGGCTCGGGCAGCGTTCGCGTCCTTGGACACCGGGGCCACCACCGCGGGCGGTGATGCGGGGCAGGCCGCAGAACGGGGCTTCGTCGCCCGGTTCGGGGACGGCATCCGGAGCCGCGCCAAGACAGCATTCTCGTCCCTCGCAGTCGAGGCTCGCGCCGCGGGTGAACGCGCCGGGGACGAGTTCACCCGCGGCGCTGACGGCCGCCTACGCGACGGTCAGGGCCGGTACGTCGCCGCAGGTCGGGCAGCTGGTGATGCCGGGACCAAGGGGATGGTCGCCGGGCTCGCGGGCGGTGCAGCGGCGGTGTCCCGCGCCGCTGGTGCACTGGGCGCGGTCGGCGGCGGGTACCTGGTCGCCGGGTTCGTTAAGTCCTCGGTCAGTATCCGTGCCGCGTTCGAGGACATCCTCAACCAACTGGGGGCGGTCGCCAAAGTTCCAGCCGCCGGCATCGAACGTCTGTCACGGCTGGCGCTGCAGATGGGCGCGGACACCGTGTTCTCCGCGAACCAGGCCGCGGAGGCCATGCTCGAGCTTGCCCGGGGTGGGCTGACTGCGGCGCAGATCGAGGCCGGTGGCCTGGCCGGCACCCTGACGTTGGCCGCTGCAGGGGGCCTCGACATGGGGCGTGCAGCGACGATCGCGTCGAATGCGATGTCGGCGTTCGGGCTCGGCGCGAAGGACGTCGCCGCGGTCGCGGCGGCCCTCGCCGGCGGCGCGAACGCCTCGACGGCGTCGGTGGACTCCCTCGCGCAAGCCCTGTCCCAGGTCGGTCCCGGCGCGGTCAACGCGGGCCTGTCCCTGCAGGAGACCGTAGCCGTGCTGGCCGCGTTCGACTCGGCCGGCATCAAGGGGTCGGACGCCGGCACCTCCCTGAAGACGATGCTGACCAGGCTCATCCCGGCGTCAATGGAAGCCGACGCCACGATGAAGGCACTCGGCCTGTCGTTCGTGGACGTCGAGGGCAACATCGTTCCGATCACGCAGGTCGCCGGCCAGCTGCAGACCGCGCTGTCGGGATTGTCTGAGGCGCAACGGATCTCGGCCCTGAACACGATCTTTGGGTCTGATGCGACCCGGGCTGCGTCAGTCCTGATGAAGGAGGGTGCCGCGGGGCTCGCGGGGTACATCGCGGCGACCAACGACATGGGCGCCGCGCAGGAAGTGGCTGCGGCACGGATGCGGGGCCTGCCTGGTGCGCTAGAGCAGCTGTCTGGGTCGTTCGAGACGGCGAAGCTGGCCGTGGGTGGGTTCCTCGCCCCGGCCGTGACCGCGGGCGCGGGCCTGTTGACGCAGGGCCTGAACCAGATCACGACCGGAGTTCTGAAACTGTCCGACTCGGGCAGCGGCCTGTCCCGAGTCTCCTTGGGAATCAAGGGGATCAAGGACCTGTTGGTCAGCGGTGACCTGAACTCTGCGTTCGCTGCGGCGTTCAACATCTCCGACCAGTCCCCGTCGATCGCGAACCTGACGCAGATCCGCACGGCGGTGATCGGGCTCAAGGACTCCTTCACCACCAACCTGCTGCCGTCGTTGCAGCAGGCTGGCGCACAGATGGCTCCCGCGCTGCAGTCTCTCGGGGCGTCCCTGCTCGGGTTCCTGACCCCGCTGATCCAGAAGGCCGGCGAGATCGGTGGGCAGCTAATGGCTGTCCTGGGCCCAGGGATCCGTGAGATCGCGAACCTGTTCTCGACGCAGCTGGTCCCGGCGATCCAGGCAGTGCTGCCGGTCCTGGCTCCGGTCGCCCAGTTCCTGCTCGGCGTGATCGGTACCGCCCTGGTCGGCGCACTCAAGGGCGTCATCAACGTGATCAAGGGCGTGTTGCAGATCGTCTCCGGCATCCTCAACGTCTTCGCGGGGATCTTCACCGGTGACTGGTCGCGGATGTGGGAAGGGATCAAGCAGATCGCGACCGGTCTGCTGCAGGGCATCCTCGGCATCATCCAGACCGTCCTGAACGTCGGGGTCCTCGGCGCGATCAAGAAATTCATCTCCGGTGCCCTGGCCTTCTTCCAGGCTCTCGGGCCGGCCGCGGTCGGACTGGTCCGGTCGATGGCGTCCGGGGTCCAGTCCCTCATCACCGGGATGGCGAACGCCGGCCTGAGCCTGGTCGGGCGGCTCGTCACCGGGGCGGTGTCCCTGTTCACCTCGCTGGGGTCGCGGGCGGCCTCGCTGGTTTCGTCGATGGCCTCGCGGGTGATCGCCTCGGGTACCTCGATGGCGTCAGGGCTGGTGTCAGCGATCACCTCTGGGGCGTCGCGGGTCATCGCTCAGGTGACGTCGCTGGCGTCCCGGGTCGTCTCACTGCTGCAGGCCCTGCCGGGACGGGTCGCGTCCATCGGCGGGCAGATCGTGTCGGGGATCGCCAACGGCATTTCGAACGCAGCGGGCAGGGTCATGTCCGCGGTGTCTTCCCTCGTGGACCGGATTCCTGCGGCGATCAGGAAACTGATGGGGATCTCCTCGCCGTCGCGGGTGATGGCCCGCCTTGCCAGGTGGATTCCCGAGGGCCTGGCCGTTGGTATCACCGCGAACGCTGGTGCAGCTGTGGGGGCGGCACGTGACCTGGCCGCGCGGGCAGCTGAGGCTGCGAAGTCCCGTTTCGGTGACATCGGCAGGATCGCGTTCGATGCGCCGACTCGGATCGATGTGGACCAGGCGAGGGCCCCTCAGCCGTCCCCGGCGCAGGGCCCCGCTGGCGGCGCTGCGTCAGCAGAGGACATCGCATCGGCGCTGAGGGACGCGTTGCGTGGGGTCACGGTCGTCCTGGACCGGACCGTGGTCGGCAAGGTCGACACGCTGTACGGGCGGGGGTACTGACGTGGCCGCTGAAATCCAGATCACCGACGGGATCGACGGCGAGGTGCTCCTCGACCTCAACCGTCGGTCAGGGTCAGGCGCCGGCATCATGCTCGGGGCTCGTGATCAGATCGACCTCGCCGGGGTGTCGTTGCCCACCGACGGTGAGGACCGCCCGGTCGTGTGGTCGCAGACCGTCGGGCCGACCCCGTTGGCGTCTCGGACGATCCAGCTGCCGCTCGTCGTGTTCTCGGCGACCCCGCAGGACCTGCCGATGGCGATCAGGGACCTGCACGAGGCGGTTCGCCGGCCATGGTGGCTGCGGATCGTCCGGCATGGCTCGACGACCCCGGTGTGGTTGCGTTGCTACCCGACGGCGCCCAAAGTCGAGTCGAACCCGACATCTACGGGTCCCTCGACCGCGGTCCGGGTCATGGTGCAAGCTCGGACCGACCCCTACGCCTACGGGCAGCGTGTCGACTCTGTCCCGGCACTGATCCCGCAGGATCCGACGATGCCAGGCGCGTTCGTCCTCGACCTCAACGAGGTGGGCGGGGACTCGCTGACCCCGCTCACCATCTCCACGGACGACCAGCAACTGATCGGGTCCGACACCGGAACGTTGATCGCAGTCAGGCGTCGCGGCAATCCCCAGCAACTCGGGCCTCTCTGGCACCAGGCTGAGGCGGCCGCGTTGACCGCTCTCGGCGCGAACCCGCCGGTGATGTCGACGTTCACTGACGACCCGGAGATGTCCGGTGCGGCCGCGGCGTCTGTCCAGTTCGCGGACGTCGGGACCGCGGCGACCTACGGCCAGTTCGCCTGGGCTGCACCGTTCTCCGGGCCGGAGGCGCCGGGCCTGTACCGGGTCCTCGTCCGGGCCCGCCGCTCCGGCGCCGCCGGTGACGTCACCGTGGCTTTCAGGGTCGTGGTCGGACCGACATACCGGGAAGCGACGTGGTCTGCGTCGGGGTCCGACACCCGGGTCATCGACTGTGGGGTGATCCCGGTGCCGGTCGGGATGCCGGACTACCAGGCGTCGCCGGCCTCGATCCGTGGTGCGGTCGCCGCGGACACCCGGTTGTTGGTGTGGCGACCGTCTGCTGGCGGTGGTCGCATCGACATCGACTGGATCGCGTTCGTGCCAGCCGATGAGGGCTGTGCTGTGCTGTGGGCCGAGGGTGTGACCGGCCCGGTCGGGTCGTGGATGTCAGTCGACGGGTACGACCACACCGTCCGAGTGTTCAACGGGTACCCGTTCGCGGGCTCGTCCTGGGCGGTTGGGCAGAACCTGAACGTCGTAACCCGGGTGTCGGGAGCGATGCCGATGCTGGGGCCAGGCACGAATCGTCTCTACGTCGTCGGTGGCCTGTCTCCGTCCCCGAATGCTGTCTGGGAGCCGTCCCGGGCGGTGTCGCTGCAGGTGTCGTACTGGCCGCGGTGGACGTGGCTCACATGACCGGCGACCTGCTCGTGAGAGTGACTGATGCGTCGGGGGTTTCGGTCACGGTGCCCGCACCTGCCGACCTGCGGATGTCCTCGAGCATCCCAGGCGGGTACGACACACTCGCGGCGACGATCCCGTGGCCCCACGGGGTGACTGCCCCCGACGTGTTGACGAAGGCTGCCCGGGTGCAGGTGGTCGACTGCCGGCACGGGGAGGTGGTGTGGTCGGGGCGCATGGACGACCCGGGCGACTCGATCGAACCGGGCCTGGCCGCCTACGCGGTGGCGGCATCCGGCGAGCAATCGCTGATGGATGGATTCCGGCGGGCATACTCACTCGTCGACCGTGACCCGGATCATTGGGTGGCCGTGACCACGGACGGCGGCGAGTCGCAGCAGCTGACCGGGGCCGGGGCGATCACGCAATGGCCGGGGGACTGGGCCGAGCCGGGGCCTCCGCGGACCAGATGGGAGCAGAACGTCTCGGCCGGCACGGCGTTCCCAACCGGCGGGTCGCTGTTCCTGGACTACGTTGCAGCCCTGTACCACGGGTCGGGACAGATCAACCAGGTCACCGGGACCGCGTTGGCGACACGCCCGTTCGATGCGTCCTGGAACCTGTCGAAATGGGCGGTGCAGACCTTCGACGACTCGTTCGGGCAGGTGTCTCTAGCATCGACCACGCCGCCGCCGGCCAGCCAGGACAACTGGGTGATCCGGGAGGGGGTGGCGGCGTGGACGACCGGGATGGACGTCCGCGGGATCCGGTTGCACCTGCGGTACACCGGGGCTGCGACCGACACAACTGTCGCCTATACGCTGCAGCACGCCAACCTGATCGTTTACTCCCCGAAGTACAACCGCGACGGCAGCGTGTTGGCCTCAGATGCGGGACCGCTGTACGCGAACCAGATCGTGCTCGACCTGCTCGGCCGGGGCCTGGCCCAGTTCGTTGACGCTGACCCGATCCTGGACCTGCCCACCGCCGCTGTGGAGCACGCCTCTTGGTGGGATGGGGTGTCAGCACGTGAGGTGCTCTCGTTCGTCGCGCAGTACGGGCCGGGGCGGTGGTGGGCGGTTTGGGGGCCTCGGGACGGTAACCCGTTGGGGCATCCTCGATTCGAGTACGCGACGTGGGACGGCGCGCTGAGGTACCACCTGATGGACGCGCCCGGCGTGCGGGTGGACATGGCTGGCGGCGCCGACTCCCTGGCGAACCGTGCCCTCGTGATCTACCAGGTGACCGACAAGTCGTTGGGGCACGCCGAGATTGAGGTACAGGTGCCGCTGCTGGACGAGCAGGGCATCGTGCGGTCGACGACCGTTGACCTGACCGGTCGTGGCCCGCTCACGGAGGCGAAAGCGGTCGAGCTCGGGCGGGCCGCCCTGGTGGAGCTTGTGGCGACGAAGCCGTCCGGCACGGTCACCGTGACAGGGCCGGTGTACGACCATGTCCTCGGCCGGTCGGTGGAGCCGTGGGAGATCCGGCCTGGCTCACCGGTGCACGTGGTCGTGCCCACCTACCAGGCGTTGCCGTACCCGGACAGCAACGCGGACGGACGGGCGGTGTTCCGGTTGACCGGCGTCGCCTACGACCACGGTCGTCGCGCGGCGTCGCTGTCGCTCGACGGTGGGTCTCGAACCCTCGTGGCCCGTGTCAAGGTCGGCGCCGCTCCCCGTCGCTACACCGTCGTCGACCCCAGATTGGAACGGTGATAGGGCTATGGGTGTATACGGCGCCACCGTATACGGCGGCGGAACATATGGACCCGGCGCTGATACGTCCGCCGAGGTGCACGCGGCGGTCGACCTGTGGTGGGGCGGGCAGCGTGTCTACCGGGCCGGTGACCGGGTGCTGGAGGCCCACCCGGGGTATGCACTGTGGGCCGCGGAGGGGAAGCTCGCGTCAGCGGCACCGGTACGGGAAGTGTTCGGGTCGGCGCGGGCTGGGGCGATCGCCAGGCGCCGGTCGGTGAGTGCCGCAGCGCAGGGGCCCGGCGTGGGAGGGGAGGACTTCGGTGGGGAGCCTGTGCCGCCGCCGTCGATTGGCGACCTGACCCTGACGTCGTGGACGTGGTCGAGTCCTGGGTCCGGGACGGTCGCCAAGCCGTCAGGGACGGCCGTGGGTGACCTGCTGGTCGCGGTCCAGTTGTGTGACGGGGCTGGCACCTTGGCGGGGTTGACCGCACCTGACTCAACGTGGGTGCAGCGCGGCTCGGGGGTCGCGACGGCCTCGGGCGGCGGAAAGGTGTGGACCAAGAACGCGGGGGCCAGCGAACCGGAGGCGTACACCTTCAACGCACCCCAGGGCGGCACGACCGGCGGTGGGTCCCTTGCAGTGTCCGATGACTTCCCGGGCGCGAACGGTGCTGCGCTGTCGTCGAACTGGCAGGCGAAGGAGGTCAGGGCGGGGGCGACGGCGCAGATCCAGGACGGGACCGCCCAGCTCTATGCCGGTACGGGTACCGGGTACACGGCGCGGATCTCTGTGCAGCTGGTTGGGGCGCCGGCCAGCGACCTGGACATTTCCTCGAGCTTCCAGTTCACCGGGGGCGGCGGTGACGTCTGGTGGTACGCCCGAGCAGACGCCGGAGGCCTGTCCACCACAGGGGTCGGCCTGAGGATCGACCGGAACGGGCAGTGGTTCCTGTACGACGTCGTCAACTACTCGGGCGGCACCCCGAAGCAGTCCGGAACATGGGCCGGCGGTGCAGGCAAGGTGTGGGCGCGGATGCTGCTGTCCGGGTCGAGCGTGCAGGTCAAGGTGTGGAACGACGGGACTCCGGAACCGGCGTTCGGGACGGCGACGACCACGCAGTACACGACGGGTATCACCTTCTTGCAGGTCAAGGGCGCAGGGAACGACTGTCGGGTGCGGGTCGACACGGTTCGCTGCTACACCGTCGGAGGCGGCGGAGGCGGCGGAGGGGTGCCGGCGGTGCAGCAGGTGCTGCTCGCCCGGGTGCAGGGTGCACACGCGACGAACCCGATCCTCGCGGGCCCGGTGTGGCAGCAGGACGGTGACGGCGGGACAACGGTTGAGGCGCCGTCGGTCGCGGTCACCGCGCAGGGCCTGGTGTTGCGGGCATGGTCGGGGGTGCTTTCCTCTGCGGCCGTCACATGGTCCGGTGTCCCGGATCTGCGGTTGCTGCCGTTGGTTGGGGTTCCATCGACGCTCGCCGGGCAGGCAGCTGCCCACGTGCACGACAATGCTGCGACCTCCACGGGGACGTCTTCCGCGACGACCAGCCCTGCACTGTCAGCGAGCACGGGTATGACGGTTGTGATCCGCGGGGAGGGTGTCGAGCAGCCAGAGGACCCCGGAAACCCTGACCAGCCTGGGCCGTCGGGCCGGCTCGTCGGGATGTGGCTGAACGGGTGGCAGCAGCCGCCGTTGTCGGGGTGGCCGGCGGACGTGATCGGGTCGGGGAACTCGCCGGGCCTGGTCAACCATGTGATCGCGTGCATGGGGCAGTCCGCGCAGGGTGGCACGGGTCTGGTGCAGTGGGCGCCGTCGAACGGGCCGTCGGTGTCCGGGATGGCCTCGCAGGTTGCAGCGGTCAGGGCCCGGGGCACTAACGTCATCTTCGGGTTCGGTGGTTCGGGGGATGGAGGTATCACCATCACGAACCCGACGCAGGTCACACAGGCCGTCTCGTCGTTGTCCTCGATCGTGAACACTTATGGGTTCAACGGCATCGACATCGACCTCGAGGGTGAACCGGGGCCGACGTGGAACCAGACGTCGCTGGTGTCGCTGGCCGGGCAGATGAGGGCCGCGTTCGGCGCGAACTTCATCATCGGGGTGACCGTCGCGTTGTTCGGGAACAGGACCGCGGCGTGGACGGGTTGCGTGAAGGCCATGATCGACGCCGGCCACAACCCTGCATATCTCGGCATCATGTGTTACGACTTCGTCGAGGCGACCGACTCGCGGTTGACGCCGGTCGTGCAGCAGAAGGTGCAGGCGTGTCTGTCTGCGGGCATACCTCAGTCGAAGGTGATGATCGGGTTCATGCAGGCACCGTCACCGGGGTATCCGGCATCGACGATTCCCCTGATCCAGGCTGCCTGGGATGCCGCTGAGTCGCAGTGGTCGGGGTTGCGTGGGGCGTTCCACTGGGACCAGAGCATTGACGCATCGAAGGGTTGGGGGTTCGCGCGGACGATCGGTCCACGGGTCCTCGGGGTCTGAGCCGGGTCCCCTTCGGAAGGGTTGCGCGCCGCCCAGGGCCGGGTTGTCGCAGCGCAACCCCCGAGGGGGCCCGGTTCAGCTGTCGAGGCCGAGGAGTTTGCGGACGACCCGCTCACGGACTCCGAGGATCTTCGCGGCCCGGTACATGGTGATGCGGGTGGTCGGGTCGGGGTCGTGGACCGCGGCCTCGACTGCTGCGGCGCGGCGGTCGAGGGCTGCCTGCCAGCGCGGGCGGAGGGCGTCTAGCTCGGCCTGGGCACGGAGCAGATGGGTCTCGTGGGCGGTGGCCGGTGGCCGGTCCGCGGGGGGTGGCGGGAACAGGTCCGTGAACCGGTCGGTCACCGGGGCACCTCCTGGACGACGTGGGGGAGCCGGCAGTGGCCGGCCTGCTCGATGCGGTCCCGGAGCCGTTCGGCGGCGGCGCGGTTGGCGCAGGGGGTAGTGGTGTGGTCGGGGCACACCACCTGCCAGGCGGGGCGGTGGGCGGGTGTGGTGGGCACGGGGGCCCTCCCTTCACGGGTCGGGGGTCAGGACCTGCAGCCGCAGGCGTACAGGGTGTCGATGACGGCGTAGTTGCCGGGGGTGCGCAGGTCGCGGGCGTAGGACAGGGCGACGCCGTAGTCGTGGGGGTCGAGGTAGACGGCGAGGTCGGTGCCGACTCTGCCGTTGGTGTCGGGCAGTCGGCGGCCGTCCTTCATGGTGTGCCGGACCAGGTACCCGACGATGCCGTCGGTGTTGTGCTCGGGGTGCTGTGGGTGCGCGGTCAGGGACGGGGCTGCTGCGCAACCGGCCGCGGTGCTGAACTGCTGGGCGGTTGTGGTCATGGGCCCCTCCTCGGGGTTCGGGTCCGTGGGTCGGACCGGCAACACACACACCCTAGTGCAGGGAACTGCCCTAGACAATGCGGTTGTCATACATGACCCGGGTGTCGTATCGTCAGAGTAGACGAAACGGAGGCCCACAGTGGACACCATCACCGCACCCATCCCCGGCGTGACCGCCACCCGCGACGGCCGCACCATCGCCCTGTCCGGCGCGACCTACCCCGTCCGCGACCGGATCAAGGCCGCCGGGTTCCGCTGGCACCCCGCCACCAAGACGTGGCGCGGCGGCCAGGTGTCCCTCGAGCGCCTCGCCGGCCAGATCACCCCCACCACCGCAGCCCCGGTCCCGGCCGGGCAGTTCCCGCCAACCCCCGAACAGACCGCGATCCTGGCCGCCGTGTCCACCGGCCGCGCCGTCGTCGTCGAGGCACTGGCTGGCACCGGGAAGACGAGCACCCTCGAGCTCATCGCCCGCGCGCACCCCGCGAAGCGGATCCTCCTCGTCGTGTTCAACAAGTCGATGCAGACCGAGGCGCAGGCCAGGATGCCCCGTAACGTCGAAGCCCGCACGTTCGACTCCCTCGGCTTCGCCGGTGCCCCCGCCGAGGCCGTCGTCAAGTTCAGGGCGCAGCGGGACGCGAAGGGCGCGGGCGGCCCGATCCGCAAGCTGACCGACGTGGTGCGACACCTGGGCCTGGACAAGGCCCCGACCCGGTACGTCGCGACGGTGACCAGCGAGACGGGTGGGGTCGTGGTGACCCGGCGCGAGACGCAGGTCATCCAGCCGGTGCGGGCCGCGTCCGCAGCGCTGCGGACCGTCGAGGCGTGGTGCACCTCCGCGGACGCTCAGATCACCGCCGCGCACGTGCCCGCCGAGGTCGCCGACGAGGACGACGACCACGCTGCTGCCGCCGCGGCGATCGTTCCGATCGCGGTGCGGGCCTGGGCTGACCTGACCTCCGCGCAGGGCCAGTTGCGGATCACCAACGGGCACCTCACCAAGATGTGGGCGATGACCCGCCCCGACCTCACCCAGCCGGGCAGCGGCGCCCGCATGGCCCCCGACATGATCCTGGTCGACGAGGCACAGGACACCGCGCCGGTCTGTGAGGCCGTGATGCGTGCGCAGACGGTGCAGACAGTGTGGGTCGGCGACACCTGGCAGTCGATCTACGCCTGGCGGGGCGCCGTGAACGCGTTGACGAACGTCGAGCCGGACGACGCGAAGCGGCTGCCGCTGACGAAGTCGTGGCGGTTCGGGCCCGAGGTCGCGGGCGCCGGGAATGCCTTCCTCGGGCGGCTCGGGTCCCGTTGGACGGTCGACGGCGGCGGCAAGCCGGGCACCGTCCTGGGCGCCGGGTCGATGACCGACCCCGACGCGGTGCTGTGCCGCACGAACGCCGGGATGATCGGTGAGGTTCTGGCCCTGCTCGAGGGTGGCCGGAAGGCCGCGGTGACTCCCGGCACCCGGCAGGACCTGGCGCTGCTCGCCGGGACCGTCCGGTGGCTGATGGGGGGCCTGCCGCCCGCGCGTCTGCACGATGACCTCGCGGCGTTCGGGTCGTGGCGTGAGGTTGAGGTCGCCGTGGAGTCCGGTGTCGCTGACCAGAAGGTCGAGATGCTGCACAAGCTGGTCACCGAGCAGACCATCGACGTGATCGAGCGGGTCGTCGGCGAGATGCTCGAGATCGGTCAGGCCGGGGCCCGGGACGCCGTCGTGGTCATCACGGCGCACAAGTCGAAGGGCCTGCAGTGGCCGCGGGTCAAGATCGGTGGGGACTTCCCGCAGCCGCGGCGCCGCGGTGAGTCCGTCGTCGAGCCGGGTCGGGAGGAGCAGAAGCTCGGTTACGTCGCGGTGACCCGGGCACAGTTGGCCCTCGACCCGGGGTCGCTGTCGTGGGCACTGTGACCCCACGACTACTGGCCCCCTCCCCCGTGCGCGGGGGAGGGGGCCAGTTCGTTGCGTGGCCCGGCACGCCGACATCACGTCAGGTTGAACCCTGGGTCAAGACTGGCTAGATACCCTTCCTGTGGGGCCGGTAAGTGGTGCGCGGACGAGGGAGGGGGGCACAGTGCAGACCCGGTACCCCGCCGCGTCGTGGCGGCCCCTCGCGGACCCCTCGGACGAACCGCTGATCACGCCGCGGATCCTGGTCGTCCACACCATCGCCGGCTACCTCGGTCCAACCGACTCGATGTTCCGGCAGAAGGGCTATGACGGCGTCGAGGCCCACTTCGGGATCGGTGGCCCGTGGGACGGGCGACTGCTGGACGGAGCGGTCTGGCAGTGGCAGAGCATCGACCGGCAGGCAGACGCCCAGGCCGCCGGCAACCCGTACTGCGTGTCCGTCGAGACCAGCGACGCCGGCAACCCGGAGCAACGGTGGTCGCCTCGTCAGGCCGACGCGCTGGTCGCGCTCATCGCCTGGTTCTGTCGGCAGACCGGTGCCCCTGCCCGACTCGTGCAGGCCATGAGCGACTCAGGGATCGGCTACCACCGCCAGTTCGACCCATGGAACCCGGGCAGGCACTCCTGCCCGGGCACGATCCGGCTCACCCAGCTGCTGGACGAGGTCATTCCGTCAGCGGCTGCACTCCTCCGTGAAGGGACAGATGACGGCATGCCGCTGACGCAGGAAGACCTGAGCAGGATCGCTGCAGTCGTGTGGGGTTCGAAGTTCGGTGACTCGACGACGACCGGGGTGATGCTGCAGCGCGCCTCGCGGCCCGCTGATGTGCAGGCCATCGCGGAGGCGGTTGTCGCCAAGCTCCCCGCTGGCCCCGGCGGTGGTCCTGCCCTGAACGCCGAGGTGATCGCTGTGGCGGTCGCCGACGAGCTCGCCCGCCGGATGGTCCGGTAACCCCCCAGGAGGCATCGAATGGAACCGAAGCTACCCCTCAAGGACATCGCGCCCGCCACGGTCCGCAACCTCGCCCTGCTGATCTACGCGGTGGCCGGCCGGTGGGCGCTGGTCACCCTGGGGATCGAGGAGGAGGCCCTTGTGAACGCGCTCACGGTCGCGTTGACGGTCGGGTTCTACCTGCTGGTCGCGGTCACCGAGAAGTTCTTCCCGAAGGCTGGGGCGCTCCTCGGGTGGGCCCGGTCACCGGTGTACGCCAAGGTCGGCTCCGACGGGTCCGTCGACATCACTTCTCTGCCGACGCTGCACGTTCCGAAGGTGACCGAGTGAGCGTGATCGACTCGATCAGGGTCGACCACGTCGACGACAGCACGTCGCGGGTGACCACTGACGTCACGGGCGGGAAGACCGCAGTGGTGCTGGTGTTCGATGACGACGGCACGGTGGTGGCACGGTCGGTCGACCTGGCAAGGTCCCCCGAGCCCGACCCCGAGCCCGAGCCGAACCGGGTGAGGATCGGGGAGGCCGAGTGGCAGCTCGCAGCGGTGGACCCGACCCCTTCCACCCACCCGTCCGGGTTCATCTCCCCGACGTGGGCCGGTCGAGGCACGGACCAGTTGATCGCTGTCACAACGGCATCAGGTCCCAAGACGGCGTTCAACCAGTACGGGGCTCTGGTTGTCGTCGGGCCGGGCGGCCTGGTCGGCCTGGTTGTCGACCAGGCGCGGGCGTCAGCCGGCAACCACAACGTGTCGATCCCCACCGGCGGGTACGTCCTGGCCGGCCACGGCGCCGCCGCGAACTTCATCCTCACCAATGCCCGTGAGGGGCTGCCGGTGTCGTTCCGTCACGTGGAACCCATCCCGGGGCCTGGCGGTGGCACGCTGCCCGCGTGGGTGGTCGCTGGGTACTGGCAGCAGTACCAGGGCCCCCGTGTCGCAGAAGTGCACCCGGCCTTCAACGTGCTGTATGCGTCGTTCATCCTCGGCAACGGCGGCCAGACCATGACGTTCCAGCCTGTCGTGCAGGACGACGCGTCGTTCCGCCGCGAGGTGCGGGCTGCGCAGGAACGGGGCGTGGTGTGGGGTGCCTCCGTTGGTGGAGGGGTGAAGGCCGAGTTTGCGACGGTCATCCGCACTCAGGCCGAGGCGGTCAGGGCCGCTGACGGGATCTCGCGGATCGTCGAGTCGTACGGGTTCCAACTGATCGACTACGACCTGGAGAACGGGCCCGGCGGGTTCACGCAGGACGGGCTGCTGGAGGTGTCGAGGCGGTTGCGGTCCCGGTTTGGTCCCGGGTTCGGGATCTCGTTCACGCCGAGGCCATACGAGTCGTTCTACTACGCGATCGCTGCCGCCCACGAACGGGAAGGCCTGCTGTCGCTACTCCAGTTCCAGTTCTACGACTCCCGTGAGTACAACGACCCGGCGTTCCTGCGGGCGCACGTCCCGTTGAAGCTCGACGAGGCGCAGCGGGCCGGCGTGCCGTGGTCCAAGATGGTCATCGGGGCGATCACCCGGACCGGGTACCCCAACGGGCACAACACGATCGGTGTGTACCGGGACGTGGTTGCGGCGATGAAGGGGTCGCGGGGGATCCGGGGGTCGTTCATCTGGGAGACGTCGATGGACCGGTCGGAGGGGTGGTCGTTCGCGACGACGATGGCTGGCCTGGCCTGACAGATGCCGATCTGGGACTTGCTGCGGGGTCGTCTGCGGCCGAGAGTATTCGACACCCACCCGGGGTACGGGCATGCAACGGTGGCCGTGCTCCTGGCGCACATCGGCCTGGGCATCGACGGTGCGGCTACTGGCCATGACCTGGGGTGGCGGCTGTTCGGTGGGGGCACCGGCGTGATCGTGCTCGCGGTGGTGCACTTTGTGATCGCGGCGGCCCTGACGGTCGGCCTGTACCTGAGTTGGCGGGTTGTGCGGTTGGCATTTATCGCTTCCGTGACGACGTACAGCATTGTCGCGGTGCTGTTCTGGTCGACATGGATGGTGGATCTGTTGTCGGGCGTGGGTTGGGGTTGGCCGTTCCGTGCTGGGGTCCTGCACGCGGTCCTGGCGTTGATCTCGGCGGCTGCTGCGCAGGAGCCGGTCGTCGCCGGCCGGTACCACGACCCCGATGGTGGATGGTCGTGAGTCCCACCGAATGGGTCGCGGTCCTGACGGTGGCGTCGCCGGTGTTGGCCGGCCTCGCGGGGTTCGTCGCGACGCGGGCGACGGCGCGGGCGACGAACCGGAAGTCCCGCGCGGACGTGGCCTCCCAGATCGAGGAGGCCTCTGGCAGGTTGATGCTTCGCCAGCAGGGCGAGATGGAGCGTCAGGACCGTGAGATCGGGGAGTTGCGGGCCCAGATCGCACGGATGCGGGTCACGGAGCGGGTGGTTCTGGCGTACCTGACCGCTGATCGGCAGTGGCACGACCAAGTGATCGACATCCTGGCTTCGCACGGGTTGTCTGCGCCGCCGGCCCCGGTGACCCCTCCGACCGGGATGTGATCGGCGCGTCAGGCTAGGTGGGCTGTCGGGTCGGGGAGGACACTGTTGGGGGGCAGTCGCACGGGGACGGCGACTGCCCCGTTGTCGTTCCCCGGGTTCGCGTGCGTCGGGGACTGGACATCCCGGGCTGGCCATGCCGTATAGTTGGACTAGACACGAGGATGAGTTCAACTAGCGGAGGATGTTCGATGAGCTACTACACCCATATCAGCGTGCACGAAGGTGACCTGCGCATCGAGCCGCCCCTGACGTGGGCCGAGATCCGCCAGGCGGATGACGGCGGTAGGGATTGGACCACCTGGGACCGAGGCGCTGACGACGTGGGCCTGTTCAAGGTGGTCGTGAGGTCCGAGGACGTCGACACCGACGAGGGCATCCTGACCCGCAAGACCGGTCCCTGGATCGTCCTGTACGACGGCGGCCTGAACCACACAGGCCCGGAAGACGTCGCCGCCGAGTTCGAAGCGTTCTTCGCTGCGTTCCCCGGGCACGACCTGACCGTGGTTGTCGCGGGCCGCGGCGAGGAGTGGGGGGACCTGTGGCGGGTGTACGTGCGGGACCGGCAGGCCCGAGCCTCGCGCGCACAGATCACCTACCCCGACCCGTTCGGCCAGTCGGACGAGTGAACCCCGATGCCACACAGAACCAGGTTCGAGGACGTCGCCGAACCCGAGGTCGGCGACCTCGCCGAGCACATCAGCGGCACGTTGGACGCCCGTCCGGTGCTCCGGGTACAGGCCGGTCAAGTCTGGCTCAAGGGCGCCGGCACCGGCTCGATCGGCCCGTTCCCGGCCAGCAACTACACCTTCAAGCGGAGGGTCCTGGCCGGCACGATGGTCGTTCGGGTCCGGGACAGCGACGCTGAGGCAGCCGCGTGGGGCAGCGGCCGTGGAGGACCCATCATCCGCACCGTCACGATCTCCGACCTGTGCCAGGTCTGCGGTGGGCCTCGCGGTGTCCCGCAGTCGTCGTGGGAGTGCGACGACGGCGATTACTTCTCCGTGGACCGGTGGGTCAACCCGTGCGGGCACCTCGACATGTACCGGGCCGTGCTCGCCGAGGCCCGTTCGTCGCGGCCCGCCGAGGGAGTGACCACCCCGTGACCCTCGACGAGGCCCGGGCCCTGGTCGGCTGCGGCGTGGTCTATACCCCCGGCCACGGCCCCCGCGAGGACGGTGTCATCACGTCTGTCGGAGACCGGTTGGTGTTCGTCCGGTACGCGGGGGACGCCGCCTCCAAGGCCACCTCGCCCGGTGACCTCGAGCCACTGACCGGAAGGGGGAACCGGTCATGAAGCACAACCAGTCGTGCCGGTGCGGGTCGACCGTCGAGGTCGAGGACGACGACCGGGACCACGTCAGAACCGTTGTCGCTGACTGGCGTTCGCACCACCGGTGTCTACCGGCGGACGAGCGGGACAACGGCCGCAGCGGAGTCGGGTTCTCCGCAGCGCAGGTGGTGCGCCCGCCATCGAACCCGCCGGGGCACATAGAGCAGGACGTGAGGGCATGAACGTCATGGTGACTCGGATGGTTTCACTCGGCTGGGGGAACGTCGGCGCCTGGCCGACCATCCGTGCCGCGGCGCCGCGAGGTGGGGTGCACGTCATCGACCCTGTCGAGATCAGGGAGACCGTCACCGAACGCGGCATCTACCGCGTCGCCGTCGAGGGCACCCTGATCCGGAAGCGCGACGGGGCCAGGGCAGGCCGCAAGATCGCGTTGTTCTCGGATCACACTGGCTCGTTGTCCGGGGCCCAACCGATCGCTGATCTCCCAGCCGAGCTCGCGCGACTCCTGCTCGGCCCTCAGCGCCTCGCCGAGGTGATGCGGTGATGGGCACCAAGGTCACCTACGGTGCGAGCGAGCACGGCGACCCGGTGGTCACGTTCACTGTCACCGGCGGCCACGACATCTACCGATTGGCGTTCTCCCTGTCCCGGGCGCAGTGCGACTTCGCAGACAACGGGGCTGGCATGTTCCGGTTCCTGGCCGGGGCCTACCCGACGAGCTTCGATGCTCTGGACCAGTCCCTAGGGTCTGGTGCCGCGAGGCGGTGGGCACTGCTGGGGGGAAGCAGCCAGCGGGTTAAAGCGGTCACCGCGCGCAGGGGTTGGCGCTGCTACGTCGACGGCTGCCACAGGGCCATCCGTCCAGGAGACCTGCACGTGTCGTGGGTTGCGTTCCCGGGGTCGGAGTTCAACGGCAGGGACACGCCGGTCCGGTACCGGTTGTGCCTGGACCACGCGACGGACACCAGGTCGCGTGAGGCGCTCGGCGTGCGCGAGGTCCAGGAGGCACGCAAGGCCGCCGCCGAGGCGGTGCAGTGATGGCGCCGCGGATCACGATCACCTGCACCAGGTGTGGGGCTCGGCTGGTCACGGCCAGCGTGCAGGAGATGGCCGAGTGGAACACATCCCACGACGCCGTGTGCCTCGGCCCGACCCCACGACCGATCAAGGAGGAGCCGTGAGCGACGGAAGCAAGATCGGATGGACGGACGCAACGCTCAACGTCGTCATCGGCTGCGACAAGGTCAGTCCCGGGTGCGACCGCTGCTACGCGATCCGGACCGCGCACCGGATGCAGGCCAACCCGAACCCGAAGGTGGCCGACGCCTACGCCGGCACCGAACGGGACATGGAGTGGACCGGACAGGTCAACCTGGTCGAGGACCGCCTGCATCTGCCGCTACGGTGGCGCCGGCCCCGGCGGATCTTCGTCAACGCGCAGTCCGACCTGTTCCACGCCAAGGTCCCCGACGAGTTCATCGCTGAGGTGCTGGCAGTCGCGGCGATCTCGTCGCGGCACACGTTTCAGGTGTTGACGAAACGGCACGGGCGGATGCGGTCGCTGCTGTCGTCGGAGCATTTCGTGGCACAGGTCACCCGTGCGGCGGGACGGCTGTGGGAGAGCCCAGGTTGGCACCACTCGACGGCGGGGAACTGGCCCGGGTGGCCGCTGCCGAACCTGCACCTCGGGGTCAGCGTCGAGGACCAGGCCACGGCTGCGTTGCGGATCCCGGCGTTGAGCGCCACCCCGGCCTTCGTTCGGTGGATCTCCGCTGAACCGCTGCTGGGGCCGGTCACGATCGACCCGGATCACCTGGTCTGCGGCGTCGACACCCCGTACCACTGGTGCTCACAGAGGTGTGGGTTGCTGTCGTGGGTGGTGGTGGGTGGCGAGTCAGGGCCAGGTGCTCGACCGATGCACCCGCGGTGGGCCCGCGACCTGCGGGATCAGTGCGTCGCTGCTGACGTCCCCTACTTCTTCAAGCAGTGGGGTGAGTGGGCACCGGTCGCGTCCAACGATGCCCGCGCGGCTGATGTGTGGCTGAGCCGGGACGGCGGCGTGACCGAGGTGGCCGAAGGCTGCGCAGGGAGCGTGGCTGCGGGTGCAGAGCTGATGCGCAGGGTTGGGAAGAGGGCGGCCGGGAACGTCCTGGACGGTCGGGTGTGGGAGCAGTCCTCGAGGGTGGTCCTCCGGTGACCGCGCCGTGCGCGCGCGGTCGCGCAGTCGGTGCTCAACTGGCGTTCGATCTGCCGTGCTGCGTCCTGCCCGGGTGTCAGAACAGTGTCTCCTCGCCCGGTGAACCGTGCACCGACTGCATCGAGCAGTTCGGGGAGTACCTGGCTCATGACCCGTCGGCGTTGCCCTTGACGGCCGAGCAGATCGCGGAGCGGGACGCATCCGTCGTCGAGGTGCTGACCAGCAGACGATCCGTCGTTGTCGAGGTGCGTCGGCGGGGGCAGATCTGCTGGTTGTGTGTTGAGCGCCGGACCTGTACCCAGACGCCTCATGGCTGGGAATGCGACCGGTGCCGGGTGGTCCGATGAGTACCCGAGCGTTGAAGATCACCCCGGCGAAGGCGGGTACGTGGACGGAGTGCCCCCGCCGGTACCGGCACACCTACCTCGACCGGCCTGCGCCACCCCGGACGGGCGGGCCGTGGGCGCACCAGTCGCTCGGCAACTCGGTTCATGCGGCGTTGGCGGCGTGGCTGGCCGAGGAGCCGGCGAAGCGGACCCCGTCCCTCGCGGTCGCGCACCTGGTCGAGGTGTGGCAACTGCAGGGGTACCGGGACGACGCGCACGCCGGTGAGTGGCTCGGGTATGCGTCGGGGTGGGTGGAGGCCTACACCGAGCAGGTGCTCGCCGGTGCGCGGCCGGTCGGGGTGGAGCGGTCCGTCGCAGCGCACCTGACCCCGGGCGACCCGTTCGTCACAGCCCACACCGAGGTCCCGTGGCCGCAGGCCCTGATCGTGGAGGGCCGCGTTGACCTGGTCGAGGACCGTGGCGGGCAGCTGGTCGTCGTCGACTACAAGACGGGCAAGCGGCTGCCTCGGGAGTCCGATGCCGGCGGGTCCTGGGCCCTTGCGGTGTACGTCCTGGCCGCCGGCCGGACGCTGCGGCAGCGGTGCGCGCGGGCCGAGCTCCACCACCTGCCGACCCAGACGGTCGCGGGCGTCGACTACGACGGGCCCCGGCTGTACCGGCAGATCGAGCGGCTGCGGGACGTCGCCGCAGAGATCGAGGCTACGGCAGCGGCGACCGCGGACACGGTCGTCGGGCGCCCTGTCGAGGAGGTCGAGCAGATCCGTGACGAGATGTTCCCGACCCGGCCGTCCCCGCTGTGCGGGTCGTGCCCGTTCCGGGGAGTGTGCCCTGCTGGGCAGGTGGTGCCCGAGGTGTTGCCTTGGCAGTTCCTCGCGACGCCTGCTGCTGTGACCGTGTAACCCCTTCCGATACAAGGAGATCCACGAACCATGGCTGACATGACTCTCACTGCGCGCCCCCTGTCCGACGGTGCTCGGGCGGCGTTGGCCCGCGCGGTCGTCGACGACACCCGCCTGGTGCTGCCTGACCAGTTGGACCGGGCGGTGTACGTCGAGGTGAACAAGGCGTTGGAGCGGCTGGGCGGTCGTTGGAACCGGAAGGCCAAGGCGCATGTCTTCCCGCAGGACCCGGCCGACGACCTGGCGACCGTGGTCGACACGGGCCTGATGCCGGCGGACGCCGACAAGCTGATGTCGTTCTGGCCGACGCCACGGGACGTCGCTGCGGAGATGTGCGAGTGGGCCAACGTCGGGGCCCTCGCGCCGGGATCGCAGGTGCTGGAACCGTCCGCGGGGGACGGCGCCCTCGCTGAGGTGATCCGGGACGTCGCGCCGCGGGTGGGTGTGTTGTGCGTCGAACCGGACCCGACCCGCGCGGAGGCGTTGAGGGGCAAGGGTTTCGGGAACGTCCACCAGTGCCGGTTCGAGGAGTTCGCCGCAGCCCACGACGGGGCACAGTCCGCGGCGGTCCTGATGAACCCTCCGTTCACGTTGCCGGGCCGCCCTGTGGCGTGGGCCGAGCATGTCCTGCTCGCGTTCCCGATGGTGGCGCCCGGTGGTCGGCTCGTTGCGGTGGTCCCGCGGTCGGTCGAGTCCCGCCGGCACACCGTCATCGACCGGGTCCGGGACCTCGCCGACCGGCACGGGTCCCTCGAGTCGTTGCCGGATGACGCGTTCACGCCGTCCGGTACGGCGGTCCTGACGACCCTGGTCGTGCTCGAGGCCCCCGCGTGAGCGGGCTGCGGGTCGGCACAGGCGGGTACGCCCTGCCCGAGGAGTTCATCGTGGAAGCGTCCGCGATCTTGGCGAGACGCGGGGCCGGGAAGTCCTATGCCGCGCGGGTGATCGCTGAGGAGGTCCTCGCGGCCGGGCAGCAGCTGGTCACGATCGACCCGAAGGGCGACTGGTGGGGGCTGCGGTCCAGCGCTGATGGTGGCGGCGAAGGGTACCCGGTGGTCGTGTTCGGCGGTGAGCACGCCGACGTTCCGCTGCAGGAGACCGTGGGCGCGTTGATCGCTGACGTCGTCGTCGACCACAACGGGTCAGTGATCCTGGACCTGTCCGACCTGTCGAAGGCCGGGGCACGCAGGTTCGTCGGGGACTTCCTCGAACGCCTGTACTGGCGCAAGCGGACCCGGGACCGGCAGACCCCGCTCCTGGTCGTCATCGACGAGGCAGACGCGTTCATCCACCAGCGAATCCCGAAGGGTGGGGAGCGGTGCTACGGCGCGGTCGACACCCTCGTGCGGCGGGGTCGGGGTCGAGGCCTGGGCACGCTGCTCGTGTCGCAGCGGCCGGCGGTCATCGCGAAGGACGTCCTGACGCAGGTGTCGGTGCTCGCGGTGATGCGGACCGGGGGCCGGCCCGACATCCAAGCGATCGACGCGTGGGTGCAGGCTCACGGGGACGTCGAGGACGCCGCCGTGATGCGTGCGTCGTTGCCGACCCTGGCGACCGGTGAGGTGTGGCTGTGGGGGCCGTACCTCCTCGGAGGACTGCACCGGGTGATGGTCCGGCAGGCCCGCACGTTCGACTCCTCGGCGACGCCGGTCCCGGGGCAGTTCCGGGCTGTGCCGTCGCGGATGACGCAGGTCGACCTCGACAAGCTGGGGGAGCAGATCCGGGCGTCGGTGGAGGCCGCGAAGGCAGCGGACCCGAAGGCGTTGCGGGCACGGGTCGCTGAGCTCGAGGCCGCTGCCGCGCGGGCTGTTCCGGTTGTGGAGCGGGTCGAGGTACCGGTGCTGGACGCCGCGGCCGCGGCGGCGGTGCGGGAGGCCGGGATCGCGTTGCAGACCGGGTTGGGGCAGATGCAGGAGCAGATCGAGGCCTCGCTCGGCGCGGCGATCGCGGCGATCGCTCAACTGCTCGCGCCGCTGGACCGGCTGCAGGCTGAGGTGACCGAGGCGGGGGAGCGAGCGCGGCCTCGGCAGCGGGGAAGGGTCGAGGCGTTGCCGCGGGTTCCGTCACCTGCCCGGCCGCCGGCTGCAGCGCCTGCCCCAGCCGGTGACGGCCCGGTGGTGAAGGCCGGCGCCCGCCGCATCCTCGAGACGCTTGCGCGGCACCACCCGACCCGGATGACCCGGGCGCAGCTGGGCACCCTCGCCAAGTTCAAGGTCACCGGGGGGACGTTCACGACGTATTGGGGGGTCCTCAAGCGGGCAGGTTACGTCGAGGAGTCCGGCGGCGACGTCGGGATCACTCCTGCCGGGTTGGACTTCGTCGGGGTGGTCCCGGCGGAACCGTTGAGCACTGAGCAGGTCCTGGACATGTGGCGGGGTGCGCTCAAGGCCGGCGCGCGGCGGATGCTCGACGTCCTGGTCGACGCCTACCCTGAGCAGGTGGAGCGGGAGGCGTTGGCCGCGGCCGTCGAGATGACCGCGACCGGCGGGACCTTCACGACGTACCTGGGGACGTTGCGTCGCAACGGCCTCGTCGAGGTGACCGGGTCGAGGGTCCAGGCCGCTGACGCCCTGTTGATGGGGCCCCGATGAGACTGGTCCGCAAGCAGTACGGGGTGGTGCACCGCGGCTGCGGGCACGCCTGCGCGACGTCCCCGTCCCGCCACCACGCCGAGGTCCTGCGCGGCATCCTGAGCCGGGGTGGGTGCCACCAGTGGCGGGTCCTGGCGTACCGGGACAGCGAGGCGTTCACGGCGGCCGTTGAGGTGATCGTGGAGAACCCGCAGGGGTGCGAGGTGTGCCGGGTCGACCAGGACCGCGTGCTTGCCCTGATCGCTGCGTCCGGGCTGGTCCAGGTGCAGGAGTCGTGACCGAGCAGCAGCCGGTCGAGGCGGGCCCGGACCCGGGCGATGCGATGGCGCGGTTCAGTGAGGCGGTCCGGCTGGTCGGTCGGGAGATGAGCGGCGCGGGCGCTGCCATCGCCGGCATGTGGAGTCACCCCGCGAGTAGCCTGCTCAGCGACCTGGCCGAGGTGGTGCGGCGGCTTGAGGAGCAGCAGCGGCACGAGCAGTGGCAGCGGTCGGCGACGGACACCCGGTCCCCGTGGAACCTGAACGCTGCAGGCGACGGCGAGGTTGGGCCCGCCGAGTCGCCACGTGATCGGGCGCTGCGGGTGCGGCGCGAGCAGAGCACTGGCCCTGCAGGGCGACGACTGGACGGGCGGCGGGTGCGGCGGTAGCTGGTCCGACACGCCGAGCGGTCACGGGTGGCTGTGAATCCGTCGGAGGCCCCGAACTGTGTACCTCCCCGGGTGGGGCCGGTTTGGGGAAGTGCTGCCAGAACCGCTGCCAGGCCGTTCCCGATCCAGGGTGCCGCTGGGGGTATCGTTGCAGGTCAGCGGCTGGTGGGGCGGGTGGGGCTCGAACCCACGACCGACGGATTATGAGTCCGTGACCGGTTGCTGCGTGGGAATGCGTGGGAATGCATCGCTGCACGTCAGAGGCCATACGGCGGGTCGGATACCGCGCTCGGGCGCGTAGACGCGCGTTCGAAGTGCTGCCAGAACCGCTGCCAGCCGGTCACGCCACTGTGCACGCATGGTGGCGGCGTACCGTGTTGACAGGTCGACCCGGAGCGTTCGGTTCTCGCGCAGGGCTGGTTTCCCCCCGTGCCAGCCCGTTGGGCACCACCGCCGTCCGCTCTCGGGTCGACCGTCTGTCTCGGGGAAGGGACGCACGGTGGCAGGGCTCACGTCGGCGCAGGTCTGCGGTCGGGCGGGAATCACCTACCGGCAGTTGGACTGGTGGACCCGCGAGGGTTTGGTCGCCCCATCGGGCCTGGCCCCTGACCCGGCCGACGGACGGAGCGAGGCGACACCAGGGTCGGGGTACGCCCGCGTGTGGGCCCCCGACGAGGTCGAGGTGATCGAACGGATGGCGCGGCTGGTGAACGCAGGCCTACGGCCGGCGACAGCTGCCGTCGCGGCTCGCGGGGTGACGGAGATCGGGCCGGGCGTGCACATCCACGTCGAGTAGGACCCCCCAACGGGGTGCCAGGTCACACCCCACGTTGACGCCTGCGAGCGGCAAGGTCGTCCGTCCCCCACAGCGCATCGTCCATCTGCTCCGCGGCGCCGACAGCGAGCTCGGGCGCGACCTTCGTGTAGTGCACCGTCATCCCGATCGCGGCGTGCCCGAGGACATCCATCACCACCCGCGCCGGCACCCCCTGGGCCAGGAGCAGCGTCGCGCAGGTGTGCCGGGCGTCGTGCAGCCGGCGGGCGTCGACGCCGGCCGCCCCCAGCAGGTCCCGCCATTCCTGCCAGTCGCGACGCGAGTCGACCGGGGCACCTGACCGCTGCCCCCACACAAGGTCGATGCTGCGGGTGGCCCCGTCGACGTCCTGCACGGTCCAGCCCTTCCAGCGGCGACCCTCCTCGACCCGTTCGCGGTCCTGCTCGATGCGTCTGCGGCGCAGCGCATCGACCAGCGTCGCGGGCAAGGTGATGTTGCGGCGGGATGCCTCGGACTTCGGGCGGTCCAGGACCAGCCCGGATGTGCCGATCCGGCGGGGGCACAGGCCGGGGCGGCTCTGCTTGCACGACCAGGTCCCGCCGGGCCGGGGGTCGCAGCCGTGCCGGGCGAACAGACGCACCAACTCCCGCTCGACGCGCAGGGTGCCTGCGTCGAGGTCGACCATGTCCCAGGCCAGGGCCAAGGCCTCGCCCTGGCGCAGACCGACGGCGAACGCGACAGACCAGCGGGACTCGCGGCGTGTGCCGGCGGCCGCGACGAGGACCTTGCGGGCGTCGGCCCTGGTGAACGGCTGGATTGTGCGGGGCGGCGCTGAGGGGACGTCGACCATTGTGGTGATGTCGGCGGTCAGATGCCCCCTGCGGTAAGCGATCTTCAATGCGCGGCGCAGGACCCGGTGGGTGTGCGCGATCGTCGAGGGGGACCGGCCCTTGTCCCGCATCGCCTGCGTGACCCGCTCGAGGTGCTCGGGGCGGAGCCGGTCGAGGCGGACTCTCCCGATCGCCGGGACGACGTAGTTGCGCATCTTCTCCCGGTAGCCGGCCGCCGTCCGAGGCCGGACCCGGGTCGGGTCGAGGGTGTCGAGGTAGATGGTGAGCCAGGACTGCACGGTGAGGGAACCCGAGGTGGGCAGCGTTCCGGCGTCGCGGGCGCGGATCAGCTTGCGGCGCTTGAGTTCGACGTCGGCAGCTGTTGCCGCGGTCAGGTAGACCCGCTTTGGGCGGCCGGTGTCGTCGGTCCCGATCGGGACGACGGCACGCCAACGGCCGGTCACCTTGTCCTGGTAGACCGACCCGTCACCTCGGATGCGCGCCATGTCATCGTTGTCTCTACTGGCGTGACGTCTTCCGAGGACGGGCCTTCCTGGTAACCCCAAGCGGGATGGGGCCGGTGTCTGCGGCGTCAGTCTGCCTGACCCGGTTGTCGATCAGAAGCTGCAGGTACTGCATCAGCTGCCGGATGTCGGCTGTGGTCAGGACATCAGCCTCGGACCCGATCATGCGGACGACCCGCGGGCGGGGTTCGTCGACCGGCACGCCGATCGATCTGCCTGCTGGCCATGAAGACCTCGGCGACGGGGAGCCTGCCGGCCTTCGCCAACGCAAACAAGCCGGCGGTGGTCGGGGTGTCGACGATCCCAGATGTCAGGATCTGGCCGATCCGTCCACGGCTGATGGCGCCGCCGCTCAACTTTTCCATGTCTGAGAGCGACAACCCGTAGGTGTCTTTCGCGAGCTGGAGCAGCTCGGCAAGGTTCGGTGTGTCCATGCGGGGTCCGGTCCTGACTCATGGGGAGGGGCCGCCTCTCGTCTGGGCCTGACGGGGGCGGGGCGACTCCGGTCGGGGTGCAGCGTTGCACGTCAAGTCTAATCACGCGTAACGAGTGGTAAATAGTTGCAGTTAGCGTCTAATCAGCGTTGACGGTGCTGAGAGCCTGAGGGTACGCTCGCCGCGAGGGCCTCGGGGGAGTACCGCAGAGGGTGGCTGGTGTGAGCCGACAGTCGCCCCTGTGATCTGGGTGTGTGGCGCGTCACTCCGCGCTCATGCCCCGTCCCCAACAACATCACCCATCCGGGTCATTCACCACCGGAACGGGCATACCCATCGAATCGAGGAGTGAGGACCGTTGGCCCTGCACAGGGTGATCCCCGCAGACGAGCCCCCGGTGGAGCTCTACACCGTCCCCGAGGTCGCGGCGAAGCTGCGCAAGAGCGAGCGAGCTGTCTACGACCTGATCGCACAGGGTCGGCTGACCGCCGTGAACGCAGGGCTGGGCCGGAAGCGCCCCCAGTTGCGGATCAGGCCAGACCACCTGCGCGCCTACATCGAGTCGTTGGAGACGACGGCATGAGCGCGGAGCGCACGGACACCCAGGCCTGGCCCCGCAGAGTCGGAGCAGTCGACTTCGGGGTGTCAGTGACCCGGGGTGTGCTCCTCGACGGCCCGACCGTGGAATCCACCGTCGTGGTCGACCTGTCACCGTTGCTGCTGCAACGGCTGGTCGCGTTGGCCGCCGACGGCAAGGCGCACACGCTGCTGTCGACACTCGAGTCGGCCGCCGATGACCGAGTCCGGGCCCTCACCCTGCTGCTCGGGGACCCCCACCTCCACGAGGTGTGCTCGCTGACCCTGGACCCGCTGCAGGTTCACCGAGTGATCTCCGCGCTGGTCGACGCCGCTGACGTACCGCGGTGCCGGCGGGACGTCGGCCCGGGGCAGTTCTGCCTCGAGATGGTGCCGTGCCCGGTGCACACCGACAGGGACGACCGGTGACCGCGGACGTCCAGGCCCCGGTGTACGAGGAGGTTCTCGCTGACCTTCACCGTGCGCCCGAGCCGGAGCCGGACCGGTACACGATGGAGACGTGGGGCGGGTTGGTCCGCGACGCTGAGGCGTCGGCAGCAGCGATGATCGAGTTCGCCAATCGGGTGCTGATCCCCCGTGGGCTGCTGCGGCAGGCCGTTGAGGTCACGCAGCGGTGGCTGGTCGCGGTCGAGGCCGTCGCGCAGGCCGGGAGCCTGCCGGCCGCGCTGCGGACCGTCGAACCACCCGATGTGATCACGGCGTGTGTCCCGGGGAAGAAGACCTACCGGGTGCACGAGACCCGCCTCGATGGCGGTGCGACGTATCTGCTCGGGCAGGACGGTCTGACAAGGGTCGACTCGTGATCACCGCGGCTCTGGGCCTCGTGACCCCGACCGGGGTGCTGGTGTACGACGGGCCACCGCACACCGAGGAGTGGTTCGCCGTCCGTCGCAGCGGGATCACCGCGACCGACGTGCCGGCGATCACCGGAGACTCGAGGTACACGACGGCCCGGCACGTCTACCTCGACAAGCACGGCGCCCTGCCCGACCTCGGACAGGACGAGAACGAGGCTGCACTGTGGGGCACCGTCCTCGAGGAGCCAGTCGCGCAGGTGTGGGCGCAGCGCCACGCCGTGACGGTGAACCCGGTCGGGATCCTGGCCCGTGTGGGCGTCCGACATCACCTCGCGTCCCTCGACCGGTTGGTGGAGGTGTGCCCTGACGGGGACGGGGCCGGGGTGTGTGGCCTCGAGGTGAAGACCCGGTCAGCGTTCGTCGCAGGGTCCTGGCGGGACGACATCCCCGACGACGTCCTCGCCCAGGTGTTGTGGCAGCTGCACGTGACGGGGCTGCCACACATGCACATCGCGTGCCTGATCGGTGGGCAGCGGCTGGTCGAGTTTCGCGTGGACGCCGCCGAGGACGCCGAGGTGATCGCGTTCGTCGTCGAGCAGGTCGAGCGGGTGTGGGCGTGCATCGAGCGGCACGTGATGCCCGACGTCGACCCGACGCCTGCCCTCGGCCGGCTCCTGGACGCATTGCACCCTGACCGGTCCGGTGACGCGGTGATCGACGCGGACAAGGCTGCGGCCCTGGTCGGGGCGTACCGGGACGCGGCGGCCGCTGAGAAGGCCGCTGTAGCAGCGAAAGACGTCGCGCGGGTCGCGTTGGTCGACGCGATGGGCGCCGCGGCCCGGCTCCTGGCCGACGACGAGGATGGCCAGAGGCTGGTCGCGACCTACCTGCCACGGTCGCGAACCACCGTGTCCGCGAAGGTGCTCCGCTCCGACCCCGAACTGTGGGAGCGGGTCACAGCGGCAGGGGCAGTGACCGAACCGCGGTGGCGGCAGATCGCCCTCACCAACTGAGCAACAACCCAGGGGACCGGACAACGGAACGGAGCACCAACGATGAGCAACCTTCGTACGCGAGCAGGGCAGACGGGCAGGCAGGACGTCGCCACCCGACCCGGACCGGAATCGCTGCCCTCGCTGATCGAGCGGATGCAGGGCGCGTTCGAGAGGGCGGCACCCCGCGGCGTCGAGGCCGTGCAGCTGGTCCGGGACGCACAGACCTGCCTGCGGACCATCCCCAACCTCGACCGGTGCGAGCCGGCGACTGTGCTCGGTGCGTTGATGACGGCCGCGCAGTTGGGCCTGCGGCCAGGTGTCCTCGGGCAGTGCTGGCCGCTGCCGTTCTACGACGGCAAGTCGCGGACGTACAAAGCGCAGTTCGTGCTCGGGTACCAGGGGATGATCGAGCTCGCGTACCGGTCGCCGCTGACCCGATCGATCGTCGGCCGCACCGTGTACGAGAACGACCTGGAGTGGGACGTCCAGTTGGGGACCGAGGACCGGATCGTGCACCGGCCCCTGCTCGACGGGCCCCGTGGGAAGGCGATCGCCTACTACGCGGTCCTCAAGACCGCCAACGACGGCCACATCTTCTTCTGGATGAGTCACGCCGACGCATGCCGGCACCGCGACCTGTACGCCCCGAAGAACCGGGAGGGCCGGATCGTCGGGCCGTGGGCGAAGCCAGAGGACTCCCCGGAGTTCGAGGCGATGGCCGTCAAGACGACCGTCCGCTACCTGCACAAGTGGGTAGCGAAGTCCACGGCACTGGCCACGGCGATCGAGGTTGACGGGACCGTGCGCGTCGATGCGTCCCCGGATGTGCCCGCGATCGAGGCGTCCCAGCATCCCGAGCCCGCCGAGGCTGGCGGCCCGGTGGAGGGCATCGTGGAGCCCAGCGAGTACGACCCGACCAATGACCCGGGGTTCGGTGAGCAGTGACCGCCGCCGTCGGCATGCCCGAGGTGTCCAGTCAGGCTGTACGGCTTGTCCAACGACAAGTCCTGATGGACGTGACCCAGTGACGACGATCGGGGTGGACCCCGGTGCGCGGTGGACCGGGATCGTGGTCCGGTCCTCCGCGGACCTGTGGTGGCACATCGTCATCGACCGGGACGACTGTGACGGGTGGCCGGGATACCTCGACGCGGTCGAGACCGGGATGCAGGCCGCCAGTCGTGAGGCCCACGGAGGCCCTGACCCTGTGACGTGGCGGGTGGAGAGCGTCGTCGGACCGGTCGGGTATGAGTTCGTCCGGCCGGCTGACCTGATCGGCCTCGGCATCACCGAGGGGTGGGTTCGGCGGGTCGTGACCGTGGTCGACCCGTGGGCGCAGCCCGTCCTGGTCCGCCCTTCAGGGCACGGGCACAAGCCCCTGTCGACCTACCCGCGGGCGCTCGTCACCGATACCGAGGCACGTTACGCAGACCGGCACCGGTCCTGGCACAGGCCGGCAGGGCAGAACGCTGTGATCCGGCACGCAAGGTCAGCGTGGGATGTCGCCGGCCCTAACTGGTTGACCGAGCAGGCCGCTTTGGCGGTGGCTCAGGCCGGCGCCGAGCCCACGCGGCACCGACGCAGACCCCGCAGGAGGGCGACGTGAACGATTGGCGGCACCAAGCTGAGTGCCGGGACGAGGACCCCGAACTGTTCTTCCCCATTGGCAACACCGGTGCCGCGTTGAGGCAGATCGACGAGGCCAAGGCTGTGTGTCGCCGCTGCCCTGTGACGGCCATATGCGGGCGGTGGGCGCTCAGGACGGGCCAGGCAGCGGGGGTCTGGGGTGGCCTGTCCGAGGACGAGCGGCAGGCGATGAAGCGGTCCATCCAGCGGCGCGGCCGTTGGTCGGCGTTCGTCGCCGGGAGCTGTTGAGCCCGCCGGGGGTGGGCGGGGTGGCCCGCCGTCCACCCCCGGCTGCCCGGCGTGTCGCGAGTATGATCGGACTTGTCAAGACGTCTAGTGTGACTGCACGCTAGGCGGAATAGTCGGCCCCCAGCGCGACCGGACAGAAGCGCCAGGGGCCGAGGCCCACCACCTCCGCCGAACCGGAAGGGGGGCTCACCACGTGAGTCTAACGACCGCAACGACATCCACGAGCCCGCTCGAGTGGGCATGGCAGCAGCCGTGCGGGTCAGGGTCCGCGAAGGTGGTCCTGGTCTGCCTTGCACGGCACGCCAACACAGACGGCGTCGTGGCGGTGTCGCTGCCGGAGCTGGCCGCCGAGACAGACCTGACGATCCGCACTGTGCACCGCAACCTGCAGATGCTCCGCGGCCGCGGCCTGGTGTCCTGGACGCAGCCGCATGCCCGGGCATCTAACCGGTACCTGCTCCACCTCTCCGGCCCTGGCCGTGCGACGGCTTGAGGCGCATCGTGGATCAGCTGCCTTGGGTGAAGGTGTCGACGGAGGTGATCCGGGACTCTGGGCTCACGGTCGTCGCGCGACTGCTGTACGCCGTGATCGCCTCCTATGCCGACCTGCAGACGCTCGAGGCGACCCTGCTGCGCTCGACGCTGGCCAAGGCTGTCGGCAAGTCGCGGGACACCGTTGACCGGGCTGTGGCGGATCTGGTGAAGGCGGGTCTGCTCGAAGTCACCAATCGCCGGAACGACAGCGGCGTGCTCGTGGCCAGCACGTTCCGGTTGACGCCTCCTCGGGAGACAAACCAGCAGGCCGCAGGTATGGGCACTGGTGCCCATACCCCTGGGGGCACGAATGCCCCCACCCCAGGGGGTATGGGCATGGATGCGGGTACGGGTATGGGCACCGGTGCGGGTATGGGCACTGATGCCCATACGGGTGGGGGCACCGGTGCGGACACGGTATGGGCACCGGTGCGGCAAGGGTATGGGCATGGGTGCGGCAGCGGCAAAGAACTAGAACCACTTAACGAGAGCCAAGGAACGAGAGAGACCCTCATCCCCGAGCCTGACGGCTCGGGGGTCAGCGAGACGACCCGGCAGACCCTCGAGGACCACTTCGCCGAGTTCTGGGCCGCCTACCCCCGCAAGGTCGGCAAGCAGAACGCGCGCAAGGTGTGGGACCGCAAGCGGCGCGACACCCCCATCGCGGTCATCCTTGCCGGCGCCCGCAGGTACCGGGACGACCCGAACCTGCCGGAGGAGAACTACCGACCCCACCCGTCGACGTGGCTCGCCCGCGGCGGGTGGGAGGACGACCCCTGCCCGCCCCGCCGGGCCACCACCGGTCCGGTCAACGGCTCGGCCAACGGTGCCCGCCTCTCGACCACCGATCAGCGCATGGCGCAGGCCCAGGCCGTGAAGGACCGATTCAGGGCCAGGCAACAGACCGATCAGCGACCACTGACCACAGGAGACCGGACGTGAACTTCGAAGACACCGTGGACGTCCTGACCAAGTGCGCGGCGTTCGACCAGCGCACCGTCGGGGACGGCGACGCCGCAGCCTGGCATGAGGTGCTCGGCCCGTTCGACGTGCAGGACGCGCTGCGCGCCGTCACCGCCTGGTACACCGAGCACAGCGACCAGCGGGCCATGCCAGCCGACATCCGCCGAGCCATCCTGGCCATCCGGGCTGACCGCCTGGACCGGGTCCGCGACGACGAGCTGATGGCGGACGTCGACCCCAACGTCGACGTCCACCGTTACCTCGAGGTGCTCCGGGCCCGCCGCGCTGCCGTCCTCGCCGGAACCGCCGTCACCGACGCCCTCGCTATCACGGCCGGCCCTCAGTGACCCACGACGACGAGCCACCGCGGACTGAGGGCCCGCACGCTGGCCGTGACGCCCGGGCACTGCCGCACGACCTGGCCGCGGAGCAGTCAGTCCTCGGCGCGATCCTGCTGTCCCGGGGAGCGGTCCTGCATGAACTGGCAGCCACCCTGGATCCCGGTGACTTCTACGTACCCAGGCACGAGACGGTGCTGCGGGCCATGCTCGCCATGTACGCCGCGGGGGACCCGATCGACGCGGTCACCGTTGCCGGGGAACTGCGTGAGGCCGGCGACCTGAACCGGGTCGGTGGCGCGACCGCTCTGCACGACCTGCTCGAGTCGGTCCCGACGACAGCCAACGCCGGGTACTACGCGCGGATCGTGCACGAGCGGGCCGTGCTGCGTCGACTGGTGCAGGCCGGCACCAAGATCACACAGTTGGGGTATGCGACCGACGGCGGGGAGGTCGCGGCGATGGTGGCCGCAGCTCAGGCTGAGGTCGCAGACCTCGACCCGTCCTCGGGTGGCGCCGGCCTGGTCCGTGCCGCGGACGCCTTGACCGCGACGACCGACATGCTCGAGGAGTACGCGAAGGCGACCGGTGAGATCCGGGGCGTGCCTACCGGGTTCGCCGACTTGGACCGGCTCACCTCGGGGCTGCACCCTGGCCAGCTGATCATCATTGCTGGCAGGCCGGCATCGGGCAAGAGCGCCCTCGCCCTCGACCTGGCGCGGTCAGCCGCACTTGGCCACAAGGTGCCCACGGCAGTGTTCGGACTGGAGATGCCGAACTCGGAGACGATGCTGCGACTGATCTCCGCGCAGGGCCGGATCCCGTTGCAGAACCTGCGTACCGGCCGGATGACCGACCGGGACTGGGACCGGTACTCGCAGGTGTGGCCGTCGATCGAAGAGGCCCCCCTGTGGTTGGACGACGACCCGGCCGTCACACCCGCCGCGATCATGGCGCGGTGCATGAGGTTGAGGGCCCAGCACGGCCTCGGCCTGGTCGTCGTCGACTACCTGCAGCTGATGTCCTCTGGGCGGCGGGTCGAGTCCCGCCAGCAGGAAGTCAGCCAGTTCTCCCGGGCCCTGAAGCTGGCCGCGAAGAAGCTCGAGGTTCCGGTCGTCGCTCTCTCCCAGCTGAACCGGGGCCCGGAGATGCGCAACGACAAGCGGCCCATGCTGGCCGACCTGCGCGAGTCAGGCTCGATCGAACAGGACGCCGATGTAGTGATCCTGGTCTACCGGGAGGACATGTACGACAAGGAAACCCCCCGCGCCGGTGAGGCCGACCTGATCGTGGCCAAGCACCGCAACGGTCCGACCGACACCGTCACGGTCGCGTTCCAGGGCCACCACTCCCGGTTCGTGGACATGGCCTCCGACATGGGCCGCCCAGCGAACCAGCACATCCCCAGCACCGTCTTCGGCCTCTACCCCCAAGACTGAAAGGGACCGGACACCCCATGCACGCCAACACCAGGGCCACACAGGACCCGACCTACGCCAAGCGTTGGCGTCTGGACCATGCCCGTAACACGCCCCGCCAGATCGACCCAACGGCCACCCGCAAACACCTGGAAGAGCTCATGGCCGCAGGGTTCACCGTCCGCGGTATCGGCGCTGTCACGGGGATCAGTCCAGCGTCCGTGTCGCGATTGGCCCGCGGAACCTACGTCACCGTCAGGCGCAGCACCGCGACGAAGATCCTCGCGGTGCAGCCGGCCATGCTGCTCGACCGGCCCGACCAGGCGGGGCTGGTCCCGGCCGTAGGGACACGACGCCGGATCAGAGCGCTGCTGGCCATCGGATGGCGACACCAGGATCTGACCCCACGCCTGGGGTACCAATCCGGCGTGGCCCTGAGCCGTCCCGGCACGATGATCGAACAGTGGAAACACTCTGCGGCCGTGAGGGTGTACGACGAACTGTGGTCGACGCCTGGGCCATCCGAGGTCGCCAGGGCACGTGCCGCCCGAGCCGGGCACGCCCCGCCCCTGGCGTGGGACGAGGACACCCTCGACGACCCGGACGCCGTTCCCCACGACTGTGTCCGCCGCGGCGAGCAGGTCGACCTCGACGACGTCGCTGAGCTGGTCATGGTGTGGAAGATGACCACTGCTGAACTGTGCAACCGCCTCGGGCTCAGGAGGGACACGCTGAGGGCAGCGATTCGTCGCGCCGGCCGCGCGGACATCGCTGACGCGTTGAACGAGAACAACATTCGGGAAGGGCTCGTGTCGACGCCGCTGACCACACGCAGGCGCCGCCGCAGAACGGCCGCGGCATGACCGGTTTCGCGGGGCTCACACTGCACACCTCCACGTTGGTACCCGACGGCCTCATGGTCGTCGTCAATGGCTCCCGCCTGGTGGTCGGGGTGACCGACAGCGAGATCCAAGAGGCCGCCCATCGGATCGTCCGGTCGGGCCTCTCAGACGTCCTGCGCTGGCTGGACCAACCCGAGCACACAGGCCGCCAACTGCTCGCCGCCATCACCGGAGACGGGAAGCCATGAACGACTTCAACCTCAACCATCCCGGGGCCTGCGACCAGGTCATGGCGTTGCACGGGCTGGTCACGGACCTGGTCATGGCCGCCGTCCACCACCCCGCCCCGGAGTGGCTCACCGATGACCTGTGGACGCGGCTGCTTGCTGCAGCCAACCTCACCGCCGACCCCCGCGGCAACGAACTCGCCAACCAGGAAGGACTCGACCTGTGACAGGGCCATCCTCAACCCCCGCCCCAGTGGACCACCGGCCCCGCCTGAACTACCACGGCGACGTCTCAGCAGCCGTCGGGCAGCTCATGGGCCCCAACCTGAACGGTGAACTGCTCGTACTGGACTCCACGGAGTACGACCCGGTGACCGACACCACCGTCGCCCGGTTCCGGTACGCCCGGGTTGAGGACCTCGCTTCGCCCGGCGGGACGCCGTGACCGTGCAACCCGCGAGCCGCATCGCGGGCGTATCCGTCCCGATCGACCAGGTGAAACCGAACCCGCGGAACATTCGCCGGTCAGGTCCCGGCGATCTGGACGATTTCGCCGCGTCGGTCCGCGCTCACGGCATCCTGCAACCCCTCATCGTCGAGGACGTCGCCGGTGACTACATCGTGATCGCCGGGCATCGGCGGTTGGCGGCTGCCCGCCGCGCCGGCCTCACCCACGTCCCGTGCCTGATCCGTGACGGGGCAGCACAGTCACGGGTGACCGCGATGATGCTCATCGAGAACGTCCAACGCGCCGACCTGCACCCCATCGACGAGGCCAACGCCTACCAGCAGCTGCTGAACGACGGGTGGACCCGCGGCCAGATCGCGGCGGCGACCGGGGTCAGGATGTCCCGGATCGCTGCCCGCCTGGACCTGCTGCATCTGCCCGCACAGGTCAAGGCGATGGTCCGCGCGGGCACCCTGCCTCTCGGCCAGGCCGGTGAACTGGCCCGGCAGGTGAAGGCAACCAGGACAGGGGCTACCAATGTCCGGCCCGAACGGTGCAAGCCACACCTCGTCGGGTCGCACCCCCTCGCCGAGAAGGCCCGCCTCGCATGTGACCTGGCCGGCCACTCCACCAACGGCCGGATCGGCACGGTCGCGTGCGGCGCGTGCTGGGAGAACACGATCCGACATGACGCTCGAATGGGGGGATCGTGACCGAGCTGCAGCTGGACCTGTTCGGTGAGGTCGAGGCGCAGGCCGCCGCGGACGAGGCAGCCGCGGCCGAGAGAACTGCACGAGTAGCGACACGGGCCCGTCTGCGCGCCGAATGGGAGCAGATCGTCCAGTCCTGGCCGGACGGTACCCCGGTCACGTGGACGGCCCCCTGGGACTGCGCAGACGGTACCCCCCGAGGTGCGACCGTGCCCGCGTTCCGGTGCCCCTGCTGCGGTGGCGTGGAGGTGAACGAGTTCCTCCTGGACAACAACCACTGGACGGGGGCCGAGGACTACATCCGCCGGGCCTTGTCGGGTGAGGGTCAGCGCACCCACTGTTGCCGACTCGAGCTCCTGGACTCGCAAGCGACGTCGCTGTGGTCCAGGACGGTGTGCAGGGCACGGATCTGCTCGAGGTGCGGCCGCCCGAACACCCACCCGGACCGGGTGTGGACCCGGATCAGCGGGGACCACGACGGTGCCGAGCACTGCGACTGCGGCTGCCACGAACACACCGAATGCGACACCCCCGACAGGTGCATCCCGCTGATCCTTGCGATCGCGGAGACGTACCGGGAACACGCCGAGGCCCATCACATCCCGCGAGCCCGGTGGCAGTGCGGGCACCACCTGGCGGTGTCCGGGGTCGCCGTGAAGGTGGTCTCCGTGTCGTACCCGCCGACCCCCGAACACTCCGTCCGGTATACCGCGAAGAGCAGCACGGGCGAGGTGGTGTGGGACGAGACGTGGAACCGCACGCGCAAGAAGTGGACCACCATGGTCGACGTCACCCGGGACCGTGCCCGATGAGCGGACAGCAGACCCTCATGCCCGCACCCGAGGAACCCGCTGCGCCGCCGCTCACCGAGGCCACGGTCCTGGACCTGGTCGAACGGCACTACGCCCGGCCAGGCAACGGCGGTTCGGGGGAGTTCGCCGTCCTCCGGCAGGTCCGCAACGCCGCCGGGTTCTCAGCCACCCGAACGTTCGACGCGGTCGTCGTCGGCCTGTGGCCGTCCCGCGGTCACGAGCTGCACGTCATCGAGGTGAAGGTGTCCCGCTCGGACTGGCTGCGCGAGCTACGGGACCCGAAGAAGGCAGACGACGCCGCATCGATCGCGGACCGGTTCAGTGTGTGCGCACCGAAAGGGGTGGTGAAGCGCGAGGAACTGCCGGCGACGTGGGGCCTGCTGGAGGTCATCACCGGCCCCGACGGCTCCAAGCTGCGGGTCGCCCGGGCCGCGCCGCTGCTGCACGACCCTGAGCACGTCAAGGCCCCGATCCCGCGGGGACTGCTCGTCGCGATGCTCCGCGCGGCCGGCGCCGTCCCCGACCCCGAGCCGCCGTCGGAGAGGTACGTTGCGCAGCGCGTCGCTGAGGCCCTGACCCGGGAGCGGGAGCGGAACGAGGCGCTGATCGTGTCGCACCGGGAGAACGCGGCGCGGGCGCAGCAGGACCTGCAGGCGTTCCGCATGGCCTCGGGTGTGTTCTGGTCGACACCCGAGCAGCGCGACCGTGCCGCAGCGCAGGTCCGGGCAGCGTTGGCCCGTGACCGTGCCCCGACTGAGGCCGCAGATGCGCTACGGGCCGCAGCCCTGCAGATCGAGCGGATGGCGGGAACCGTCCGGAACCGCTCCGACGAGGTTGACCGGATGATGACCGCCGTCACGGCAGGAGGCAGCGATGCCCGCGACCACTGAGGGAGTGGCCCGGACAGCCGAGGTGTCCGCGTGTGGTCGGTACCGGTGGACCCTCACCCGGTCCTGGGCCCCAGGCCCCCGCCTCACGTTCGTGATGTTGAACCCGTCAACGGCTGACGCCGCGACCGATGACCCGACGATCCGCCGGTGCATCGGGTTCGCCCGCCGCATGGACCTCGCCGGTATCACCGTCGTGAACCTCTACGCCTACCGCGCCACCCAGCCCGCCGACATGCTCGCCGCGGAGGACCCGGTCGGCCCGTTGAACGACGCCGTCCTGGTCCTCGTGGCGCGGGCAGCTGCCCGGGACCGCTCCCCGCTGGTTGCTGCCTGGGGGGCTCGTGCCGGGCAGGACCGCGTTGACCGGGTGCTCGCCCTGCCCGGGTTCGACGCACTGGTCTGCCTCGGGGTCACCTGGGCGGGGCAGCCCCGGCACCCGCTCTACCTACCCGGCGACGCCCAGCTGCAGCCCTGGCCGCAGGGACGGGCACCACAGGACCCAGGCAGTCCGACGTGAGGCCGTCTCTGGGACCCCGCGACCTCACCGCCGCTCGCGCATGGGTCCACCTCACCCCCGGGCTCAACGACGAGGCCCTCGCCCGGCGTCTCGTCGCCGACCGGGCCGGGGGCCGCTGCGAACTCTGCGGAAAGGCCGGGCACCTCGACTGGTCGCACCGTCGAGCCCGAAAGCATGGCGGCCCCTGGGCACCCTCCAACGGGATGCACCTCTGCCGGCGCTGTCACTCCTGGGCCGAACACGAACCGGTCCTAGCTGATGCCGGCGGCTGGCGGATCGTTCACCGCGACCCAGTCCCCGGCGAGATCCCTGTGTGGCTCGGCGCAGGCGTGATCCCCTGCGGCTGGTACCTCCTCGGCGACGACGGCCTGCCCGTCTGGGTCACATCGGAGGGAACACCCCGACTGCCAGCATGGTCGGCATGACCGAGATGTCTAAGCAAACTAGATGACGTGACCATTCAGACGGTACAGTCGTCCTCGTGATTGATACCACTGGGAAGGCGGAGGGCCTCGCCATGCGACCTGCAGTTTCCCCAGCACCACCCTCGCCACCGGACAGGATCCGTCTCGACCAGTACGGGTACGTCGCACAGGCCCCAGACCGCGCCACAACCCCCCGGATCACGGTCGAGACGTGGGCCAGCATCAACCTGGTCACCGTCCTGTGCCCCGTCGGTGACCGCCGGCCGGACTGCCACGCAGCCGACAACCTGTGCATCACCCACCCCGTGAAGAGCATCCGGCCCGGCGATGCGCTCGTCATCGGCCGCCGCGGCGAGATCCTCTCCCGGGCCGTCTACCGGGTGGTCGCTGCAGGGCCAGACACCTACGACATGGCCAGGGTGACCTGCTGATGAACGTGTTGCCGCACGTCCACTGGACGCAGCACAGCACCCTGACCCACAACGCCACGTTCATGGCCGTCACCCACTCCTGTCGGTGCGGCGCAGTGAGGTCCACCATCACCGAGGACGGCGTCACCGTCCGGCACGACTGGGAGTCCAGCACCCCAGGCCTGTCGTTCCGCGCCGCGGCCTGGTGGTACGGGTGGCGGATCACCGCCGCCATCATCTGCCTGACGTGGCTGGCGGCCGCGGCCATCCCACCGGCGAACGCAGGAAGACGCCAGGACACCGTCTGCCCGCCCGGGTATCTCCCCCGCGAGGTCCGCATCGACCACCAGCGGCTGGAACCTGACCCCGACGCGTCCCTTTCGCCGGTGGTCGTCCCCAACCCGTGGCCTGAGGACATGCCACCAACCGCGGCACCGGACCGCCGCTACCTGGTCGCACTGGCCTGTGTGCGGCCCCTCACCTCGACCGAGATCAACCAGCCGCCTTACGCCCGGAAGGCCACCCCATGACCGGATACCACCACCGGACCAGCTTCACCGTCCAGACCGCGGACCTGCGCAACGCACTGACCGCCGTTCAGGAGCACCGGTCCCAGGACCCTGAGGCGCCCGCCGTCCTGCACCGCGTCAGGCTCCTCATCGACCCCACCACGCAGAACGTCTACGTGATGGCGACCGACCGGTACAGCGCAGGCCTGGCCGTCGTGTCCATCTGGTCCAACGACTACGCAGGGGACGACGAGCAGACACCGGTCGACCTTGGCCCACACGACATCGAGAAGGTGCTCGCCGTGTTCCGACCGGAGAAGGACCACGGCGACGACCTGATGCGCATCCGCACGGTGCAGGTCGCTTCCGGTCTGCAGATGACCATCACCGACGAGTCGGGTCTGTTCCCCGACGCCGACATGGAACTGAAGCTGCCGCTGCTGCCACCGGCCGACAACTTCCCCGACGTGCGACGCCTCATGGCCGCCTCGATCGGGAACGCGGACCTGATCACTGGCACGGTCGCCGAACCGACGGTGATGCGCCCGGTCCTGGTACAACGCATGGTGAAAGCCGCCCGCACCTACGGTGCGCCGCTGTCCTGGTCACCGACCAGTGAGGCCCGCACGGCGCTGCTCGCAGAGGTGGGCGAGTCCTTCGTCGGGCTCCTCATGCCGATCAAGCCGGATGACAGCTCACAAGCGCTGGCATCTGCTGCGCGCCTCGCGTGGTCGGCCAGGCTCCCGGAGCCGTTGTCGACGCCGGTCCCGATGCCCGTCGACCACACCGAGGACGAGGGTGAGGAGGGGAATGAGGACGGTTCTGAGTCCACCCTGACCGACACCGACCGTGACCTACTCCACGAGGCAGCGGAGCTCGTCGTCACCACGCAGTTCGGGTCAGCTTCGATGCTGCAACGCAAGCTGCGGGTCGGCTTCGCCAAGGCCGGCCGACTCATGAATCTCCTCGAGGATCTCGGAGTGATCGGCCCCCAGGACGGCACGAGAGCACGCGAGGTGCTGGTCCAGGAGGAAGCACTGCCCGCGCTCCTGGCCCGCATCGACGAGGACGGGGCCCCGTCGTGAGCGTCGACACCGACGCTGAGGCCGGTGGCCAGTCATGACCGCCTCCGCCCTCACGGCCCTGCTCGGGTGGGCTGCTCTCGCCGGCGGCATCGCCCTGCTGGTCGCCGCGGGCGGTGGCGTGATGGCCTGCACCGACGAATGCTGGGCCCCGGTCCCGTGCCCGTCCTGCGGGAACGAACTGCCTCCGCGTGGCCGGTCCGTGCCGATGGAGTACAACATGCCGCAGTGCTGCGAGAACAACAGGTACATGCCGGGTAACCGACGGCACCTGTGGAGCGAGCACGACGACTGCCGCCACTACAGCGACGCGGCTGGATGGGCTGCACATGTCGCCGCCTGCCAGCGCTGTCGCGGCGACGAGGACGCGTCGTGACGTCCCCGCTGGAGGTCGCCTGCCCCCTGTGTGGGGCCGCCCCGTGGGTGTCGTGCCGTGGCCAGGTCATCCCCGTCCGGCTTCCGCACGTCGAGCGGATCGTCGCGTCCGCGGTCGCACCCAAGGAGGCGTCGTGACGACCATGACCGACAGAATCCGGACCGAATGACCGCCTCCGCCCTCACGGCCCTGCTCGGGCGGGCTGCTCTCGCCAGCGGCATCGCCCTGCTGGTCGCCNNACTGCGGGCGGTGGCGTGATGACGTGCATCGTCGGGGTCGTCGACAACGGACGCGTCGTCATCGGCGGCGACTCGGCCGGGTCGGATGGCTGGCACATCGAGATCCGGGCCGACTCCAAGGTGTTCACCGTCGGCCCGTACGCGATGGGGTTCACGACGTCGTTCCGGATGGGGCAACTGCTGCGCTACCAGCTCAAGGTCGGAGCCCCCGACACGTGGGACGTCGACCGGTTCATGTCGACCACGTTCGTCGACGCGGTCCGAACATGCTTGAAGGACGGCGGGTGGGCGAAGGACGACTCTGGGCGCGAAGTGGGGGGGAAGTTTCTGGTCGGGGTCGGTGGGCGCCTCTACACGATCGACAGCGACTACCAGATCGGCGTGTCGTCGTGTGGGTACGCCGCCGTCGGCTCCGGTTACCTGGCTGCGCTCGGGGCCCTGTACGCCACACCTGACAGGCCGGCCGCGGAACGCGTTGACGTGGCGCTGCTGGCGGCTGCGCACTTGACCGACTCGGTGCGCGCCCCGTTCATGACGGTGGAGACGGGGGCGGTGGCGTGATGGCTGAGACCCGCGACTACTACAAGGTCCCGGCCCACATCGGCACGCGGGTCCGCCTCGGCCGCGGGTTCGCTGCCCTCGGCGGCGCCGAGGCTGGGCTGTCCCGCTCAGACTGCGAAGCGATCAACCGAGCGGCCGGGCTCGACGCCGTGAAGTCGGCATGCATCGGATGCCCGTACCACGGCAACCGGCAGTGGCGGCAGATGCGCGACGAACGGCCCGACGAGTGGGCCGACGCCGTCGCGTTCGACGCTGCCATTCGCGGCGGCAGTGACCGGGCCAGCGCCAGTAGCTACCTGCACCGGTCCCGCGTGCCGCTCGACTGTGCGCCGATCGACAAGCGGCCCTGGACCGAGTGGCGGGAACGGCAGGTCGACCTGCTCGACGAGCTCGCCGCCGCTGACATCGAGGCGGCCTGGGCCGACGAGGACCGGGAGATCACCGGCTGCGGCCCGCACACATGCCGCATGCCGAACGAGGTCGCGTCATGACCTCCACCCACCGACCCCCGGCGGTCGCACCCGAGGAGGCGTCGTGACCGCGGTCGAGATCCCCGACGACTGGTGGATCGCTGAAGGCGCCACCGGAGAACCCACGGTGTGGGCGCCAACGCACGACAACCGGACCGGCTACCCGGTGCCGGTCGTCGAGGAGCGTGCCGTCAACCACCGGCTGTGGGGACTGCTCGCCGCGGTCTTGCCTGACCGGGGGGACTGCGAGTGGTGCACCGCCGCCGCCTGTGTCACCCACCGACCCCCGGCGGTCGCCCCTGGGGAAGAGGGCACCGGGGACGGCACACCATGACCGACGGAATCCGGGCCGTCCTGGACCAATGGACGATCACCGGCCCCCACGCCGGCACACAAGTCAAGATCAAACAGGACGACTACGTGGTGGCAGTCGAGGAAGGAAACCTGGTGACGGCCAGATGAGCGATCAGGACAGCCTACTGTGGGTCGACGTCGAGACGAGCGGGCTCCGGGCCGGGCATGACCTGCTCCTCGAGGTGGGCCTCGTCGTCACCGGCCCTGACCTGACCCTCATCACCGAGGCGACGTGGACGGTGCCGTATCGGGACGCGACCCTCGCCGTCGTGATGGAGCGGTGCGACCCCGTCGTCCGGGCGATGCACGAGGAGTCTGGGCTGTGGGCGGAGTGCTCCGCGGGGGAGGACGGCCTGTCCAAGCTGGTCGCGATCACTTCACCGGCGCTGCACCCGGCCGTGCAGCAGATCGCCTCGGAGATCAGCGACCTGACCCGGGAGCACGGCGCAGACACTGCCCCGCTCGCCGGATCATCGGTTCACTTCGACGACCAGTGGTTGCGGCACTGGTTCCGGTCGTTCATGGACACCCGGGACGCGGCCGGCGTCTACCGGCGGGTCGATGTGTCGTCGTGGAAGGAGGCCCTCAAGCGGACCGCTCGGGGCCGGGAGATCATCGCGTCGTGCCCGGAACCGGTCCGTGCACACCGCGCCGCACATGACATCCACGACTCGATCAGCGAGCTACGCCACTACCTGGTCAGTCTCGGACTGATCGGAACTGTTGGGGGGGGCCACGATTGACCACGATCACAGAGCCTGCGCAGGTCGAGGACGTCGCGGCGGCCCCGGAGGTCCCGCCGCGGTGCGAGATGCGTGTCACCCCGCCCAGGTTCTGCGGCGAGCTACCGGTGCAGGCCCTGCTGGCCCTGGCCCGCGCCACGGCCGGCGCCGTCACCCCCCAGTGCGGTCGCCAGGCCCGCTGGTCGACGTTGTCGTCGTGCGCATGCACCGACCAGGTGGCGACCCTGGTCTGCGGCGGGCACCTCGATGCGCTCGAGCAGGGCATGATCAACTGCTACGGGTGTGGGCGACCGGCGCAGTTGATCCTGGCGACGGAGTGCC